GTAGCTAAATATGCATGTGAAATGGACATTAAAGTTGCCGGTACACAACATGGATTAGACTGGTGTATTATTCGTCCGCACAATGTATATGGAAAGAAACAAAATATCTGGGATAAATACAGAAATGTTTTGGGGATTTGGATGAATTTACATTTAAACGGAAAACCGCTTACAATTTACGGTGACGGTGAACAAACAAGAGCATTTTCATATATAGACGACAGTATCATTCCACTATGGAAAGCGGCTACTTTACCAGAAGCATCCAAACAAATTATCAATTTGGGCGGTATATATGAAACATCTATCAATCAAGCGTGTGATACATTGATAAAAGTAATGGGCGGTGGAACAAAACTATATCTAGAACAAAGACACGAAGTTAAACATGCATATTCAACTTATAAAAAATCTATAGATATATTAGGATTTGAACACAAAACCAATTTGGAAGATGGTCTAAAGAATATGTGGAATTGGGCAAAAACCCAACCAAAAAGAAATCAATTTATATGGCCATCCTATGAAGTAGAAAAAGGAATATATAATTTTTGGAAAACAAAATGAAAAAAATATTTGTTATAACAACTCATTGTTCTCCTGAATTCTGCGAGTATGGCAATTATTATTTATATAACTGTTTAGATAGTCTCAAAGAAATAAAGCCAGATAAAATCATATTAGTTGATAATCAATCTACAATTAAACCGGATTTAAATAAATTCAAAGATTTGAATATCGATTATATTTATGTAGAAAACCAAAAAGAAAGAGGATTAACAGGCGCTTGGAACATTGGCATAAACGCAGCTGTTCAATATGGCCCCGCTTTAATATGTAATACCAATAATGACGTGGAATTTGATCTTAGTTATAATAATCTATACGGCCATATAATGTTGGATAGACAATCTTCCACAACCATTTATGGATCAAAAACAAATAATCCAGGTTGGCAGATTGCACAATATGTACTAGATCCAACAGCGTATATTTTATCTGGAACAAAACCAAATGTATTAAATGGTTTTTGCATGTTTTTTACCACAGAATTTTACCATAAACATCAAATGAACGGACTGCTTTTTTCGAATGAAAAAGAACATCCATGGAGTGGAGCCGAAAGCATCATGACCAAATGGGTAACCGAGAAACAAACAATAATAAAAGTATTAAACAATTGTTTCATATATCACAAAAAAGAAGCAAGTTGGAGAAATGTAAATAAATAATATGAATATCATAAAATACGAACTATTAACCGAATCTCAAAAACTTGATTATGGTATATTTCCCACCATTGAAGAAAATTTTGATTTCATAAAATCAAATCCATCGTATCAACGAGGAAAAAATTCTATACAATGGATATATCTGTATATGGACGAACTATATGAACTGTCCAAAGAATGCAATCATATCACAGAAATGGGCGTTAATGAAGTAAATAGTTCTTGGGCATTTTTAAAAGCTAGACCTAAAAAATTAGTATGTATAGATATAACTTTTAAAAAAGTGCCCCTAGTACATAAATTCGTAGACCATATATGGTTAGAATCGTTAAAAGATTTGGCTAAAAAAGAAAACGTAGAGTTAGTTTTATTGGAAAATGATACTTCTAAAATAGAAATTGAAAAAACCGATCTTTTATTTATTGATACAAATCATTCATATGAACATCTCAAAAAAGAATTAACTTTGCATGTGAATAATGTAAGAAAATATATAGCATTTCATGACACAGTTTTATTCTATGATTTAAACCGAGCAATCAATGAATTCTTAATTGAGAATAAAAATTGGACAATATATAAAAATATTGAATCTAATCCTGGTTTATTAATAATAAAAAACAATTCAGAATCAGTATGAATAAAGATACATCAAAACATTTTACACTAATTGATGAGATGATTAAACCATAAATTATATGAATAAAAAAATTGTTATAGTTCCAGTATTTTGCGAGTCTCATTTAATTAAACATCAAATAGACAATATTTTTAACACGATTGATCCTGACATATTAATCTATAATGAAGGAATGTTTCCGCATGGCCCAGAAAGTTGTACGAACATGTCCGGATTCAAAGAAAAATATACATTAAATGGAGAAGGAAAACGTGGTTTTGATTATCCAGAACTGCAAGAAATTATTTTTGAATCACAAAAAAAATATAATGGAAAAAAAATAATTCTCAATGAAATGGACTATGATCCAAATGAAGTATCCGCTACTCAACACTATGTAAAAGCTTGTAGCAATTTTAAAGATTTAAATATTGATATCGAAGTTGGAGATTATATTTTTCCATTTGAAGGCGACGTATTTCACTTAGAAAGCAACAAAGAATTAATAAAAAATTATATGGATCAGTTAACACCTGATACCGGATTTAAAAGTATTTGGATTGATTTTGTTGAAAATCAATATTATGCTGAAATGTGTACTTTAAAACCATTTTTAATGCAGAAAGATGGTAAACATAGAAAAATTGGCATCAGATATGGTACAGATGAATACTATAAATCAATTTTAAACAATTTTGAATCACAACGATATCCATCATTATATCCCACCGATTTAGTTACATATCACTATGCTTGGTTTAGACAAGGAAAGTATTTACAGTTGAGATTTGATCAACTCAACAGACCGGAATATTATTGGAAATATTTTATGAATGGTATAAATTATATAAAAGAATTCAAACATTCGCAAATATGTGTAAGACCCGATAAAACAGGAACATATAGATATGTTTCAGCTGTTAATATGCCACACCCAGAAGCAATCAAACAACATCCTAGTTATGTAACTAATGTTGACATTGACAGTATTATCAATAATAATCTTGTAGTTGACTACAAATAACATGTTACGAATTAAATTATACGAATTGGATAAACATCGTAATGAAACCACATTCAGACCTTTTTTATTTCATACAGAATTATTTAGAGAAATTGGAGTTGAGTTTGTAACAGATGGCTCTTGCGATTTTTCTTTCGTTGGTCAAGCCAGTATAATTGATAAAAAAAAGTCATTGTCGGAATCTGTTGAAAATGGTTTATCTTTTATTTCGAAAATTAAAGAACCGTATTTTATTTTTGACGGACAAGACTCCGCAACAATGATAGGAGTATATGAAGTTGCATCACGTTCTAATCCAATCTATGTATTTAAATCAACACTCTATAAGAATAAAAACGACTATCTAAGAAAAACAATTAATGGCAGAACTTACTGGGGTGAAGGCAATTATTCTCTTCCTTCGCTTGACATATTTGAAAAAGTTAAGTTATCTCATTTTAATTGGTTATCAACCCTACAACCAGATTGGATTGACTATAATGAACACAAACAATATGATGTTAGTTTATTATTGGGAAGAAGAGATAGTGATAACTTTGAACATGGTGTAAATCAGTCACCTCCATACAATGAACACAGAAATTGTCTATTCAATACTGTAAGTAATAGTTTCAATTCAGTTAGACTAAATCCAGGTCAACGATTGAATAGAGATGAATATCTGAATACCATGTATAATTGTAAAATTATATTATCGCCTTTTGGCTTCGGGGAAATAACACCTAGAGATTTAGAAGCCGCTATGTTTGGTTGCGTTTTAATCAAACCAGATATGTCACACATAGAAACTTTACCAAATGTATATATTCCATACGAAACATATGTTCCATGTAAACACGATTTTTCCGATATAAACGAAAAGATCGAATATGTTTTATCAGATTATAAAAATATACAAAAAACTTACACAGAGAATTTTAAAAGAAAATATGTCGAGGAATATAATCCGTATAAATTAGTTTTATACTATTACAATATATTTAAAAACTTGAAAGGAGTAAGTACAGAATGAAGATTGGCATCACATCACCTATGCATTGGTCAGATGAATTTAGACCAAGAGGAAATGAGTTTATTAAAAAAATGACGGATTCTATCAATAATTCCGTAAAATATGAATTTATAATTTATATAATTGATAATGGAAGTCAATATCCATCAAATATAAATGAATATAAGAATGTAAATTATACAAAAATACAAGATCAATCTATAGGAGGAATAACTCATGCATATAATGTTGGAATTGATTTGGCATATAAAGATGGATGTGATATAATCATTGTTACAAGTGACGATGTATTTATGAACGAATCGATCAATAATTTTATTGATTATATATGTAATGATCCCGATAGTTTAAATTCCATATATGGACCGTTAACAAATGGATCGTTAGGTGGACCTCAACGAGCGAATTCTGCAAGAACTGGTGTAAGTATTGTTCCATTAATAAACGGATTCACGTTTGCATTTACTAAACATCATTATGAAAAATATAGAGCTACAGATTTTACATATTTCAATGAGTTAAAAATAAACAAATGGGCAGGTCAAGAAAGTCAATTTGAAGAAAACGTTTTAAATGGATGTAAGTGCAAAGTATTAAATTTTTGTTGGCTTGAACATGATAAACAACGTGGGTGGACGAAATGTATAAAAGTTTTGGGATAAAAAGTCATGAATATAATTAATAAATACGCTATAGGTGTACATGTTATGTTTTATGAGATAGAAATTCTATCATACTACATGGACGGATTATTAAACATGTTATATACTGTTAATAATGAAGAAAACGTACATCTTGATTTTGCTTTTAATGTATCTCAATTCTTTGAAAGAATAGACACTAGTAAAATATCAAAATCACAATTAATAGAAAAATTTATAGAACAATACAATCGTATACCCATAAAATTCAATAAGACTTATAAAATAATTGACAATGATGATGAATTTTATACCCAAACAAATTATAGAAGAGAATTCAACACAAAATATTGTGAAAAAGTTGATTATGTAATTTGGGGTGAAACCGATAGTTTGTTTCCCAAAGAAGCAATAATTGGATTGGAAACTCTAACTCCTGTTATAAGATCGCAAGGAATATACAGATTTATAGCATGTTTTGCTGATAGAAAAATGTGGGATAATAGTTGGGATGTTACGGTTCATCCTAAATTTATAAATCATGTATATGATGACATAGACGTTGATAATATTAATCAAGCAAAGTCACTTATGACCATAGATCAAATGAATAATATCAATTCAGAAATCAAAGAACTTGATATACAAACGATAAATTATCCAAAAATAGATGGCTCTTGTTTGGTATTGAGCAGTAATTTAATTAAAAGTGGTGTTAATATACCGCCTTGCTTTATTCATAATGATGATGAAAGTTTATCAATGATGGCACAAAAAATACTAGGGGATAAATACATACAAATTATATTCAAAAATATTTTAAAAGTACACGTTAGAAGACATCCAAATAAACGTATGTATATTGCGAATGAAAATAATCCAAGAGGATTTTGTGGAAAAGAAAAAGGAGATTGGTGGAAGATTTTTAAAGAAATGTCACAACACAATTTAAATAGTTTATTTAATAATACAGGAAACTTTTACACTTACGAAGATTTCAAAAAAAGATTATGAAAATTTGTTTTGTTAGTCAGAATGGTCATTCTGGCAAACTACCCAGAGACTTCGAAAACTGCCGTACAGAATTTTCGTGGCAACTTGCATTAAATGCGGATCATTTTCCTATTCAGTATCTTCTGAGTAAACCAGCTAAAGCGGTTTCCCAATACGACGTTGTTATTGTAATATTACCAAAAAAGTTAGAAAACTTTGATATTGTCCGATTATTAGATCTAGTCAAAGCTATTGGCAAAAAAATAACAGTAATGCAAGAAGGTCCGGCCTGGTATTATCAAGATTATAATTATACAAATCAAGTTAATTATATTAATTTTCTAAGTTCAATGGACTTTCTGTTAACTCATAACAAGAGTGATATTTCATACTTCAAAGGTATATTTAAGAAACCCACGTTTAATTTACAGTCTTTGATGATAGAAGATACCGTTAAAAATATACACCGTGAAAATAATGGTATGCCTATTATAGGCGGAAACTTCTGTAGTTGGTATGGTGGTGTAGACAGTTACTTTGTAGCACAAAACTTCAACAAGCCAACTTTTATCCCTAGCATGGGAAGAAAAATTGAAAATGAAGAACAATTTCCCAGCTTACATCATTTACCATACATGATGTGGACTGAGTGGATTAAAACACTTGCCAATTTTAATGTAGGCATACACTTAATGCGTACACATGCGGCGGGTACATTTGCTCTTAATTGCGCTTATTTAGGTATACCATGTATTGGATATAAAGGACTGGATACTCAAGAAACTTTACATCCTCAGTTATCCGTCAACATAGGAGATATAGAACTAGCAAATAGTCTAGCAATTAGACTACGAGACGACAAAGAATTTTATAATTATTGTTCACAAACCGCCAAGGATAATTATAAGATATTCTATACAGAGAATGTTTGGTTACAAAACTGGAATATAATTTATGAGCAAATTAAAGACTAAAATTGGTATCGTTGGTTATGGTTATGTCGGTAAAGCATTCTATAACTTTTTTAAAGATCACTACGAAACGATAATTCATGATCCTGCGTACATCATGAGTGTAACCAAAGAGGAAATAAATAAATGTGATTTAGCGGTTGTATGTGTGCCTACACCTGAAAACGAAGATGGAAGTTGTAACACAAGTATTGTGGAAGACACAATTTCATGGTTAACAACACCATTGATACTTTTGAAAAGCACAGTTGAAATTGGCACAACTGATAGATTGATCAAAACTTATAATAAAGACATTGTATTTAGTCCTGAATTTGCAGGCGAATCAAAATATTGGACTCCAGATGGATTTACCACCGATGTTAAACAAACCCCATTTTTCATATTTGGTGGTAAAAAAGAACTCTGTTATAAACTAATCGAAATTTATACGCCTATAACTGGTCCAAGTAAAACTTACAGAGTCACAGAACCAATTAATGCCGAGATCACGAAGTATGTCACTAATACCCAATTAGCTATGAAAGTGGCTTATTGTAATGAGATTTATGATTTGTGTGAAAAGTTAGGTACTAGTTACTATGAAGTTCGTGATTTGTGGTTATTGGATCCTAGAACTACAAAATCTCATACAGCTGTATTTACAGGAGAACGTGGATTTGGTGGAAAATGTTTTCCCAAAGATACCAAAGCAATGGTTAAACTGGGAGATAAAGTTGGTGTAGATCTTTCCATATTAAAAACCGTGTTAGACAGTAACGAACAGATGTTAAAGAAAAATGAATAAAAATTGTATTATAATCTTCGCGATTGATGAAAAAAATCCCAAGTTTGATCATAGTCAATACTATAATATAACAAGAAAAGCTTGGGAGTCATATTGTAGAAAACATAATATAGATTTTATATTTGTAGATAAATTAACAGATAAGATCCCACATCCTAAATGGAATAAACACTGCGTATTTAATTACGTAGGAGACAAATATGAAAAAATAGGTATGTTAGATTTTGATACAATGCCTAATTGGAATTCCCCAAATTTCTTCGATTTATACAACGATGAGTTTTGTGGAGTAATCGATAATGAATCAATTAACTGGCTAACAAACAGTATAAACGCATATAAAAACACATATCCAGAATTAAACGTTCCAATTAAAATAAGCGAATATATTAACAGCGGCGTTTTGTTTTTTACTAATAAGCACAAGTTTATATTTGATGAGGTATTAAATTTTTATATTAACAACAAACAAAGTTTAGATAACTGGAGTATACCAAATACAGGTAGAGATCAAACCATATTAAATCTTATGTTAAACAAATTAAATGTTAACAAAAAATATTTAGACTTTCGATTTAACACAATGAGACTTATTAAAAATGATTGGTTGCAATATAATTGGCAATTGAATGAAGATAAAACTCCATTTTTTGTTAAATATTCCTATATATGGCACTTTACGGGATGTTCCATCGAAGAAAGAAATAACTTAATTCAAAGTATATGGCATCAAACTAAACATTTGTATGAATAATATAGTCTACATAATTAATATAGAAACAGATAAAAAACCGGGAAGAACAATGCCTTACAAATATGGTATAGAATCCTGGAAAAGATGGTGTGATAAAAATAATGCAAAATTAGTTGTATTAGATCAACCCATTCTACCATATGACGATTTGCGTCCCAATTGGCACAAAATATTTATATTTGATTTATTAGAACAATCTAATATCGGCGTTGATAAAATAATAATTGTAGATGCCGATACAATTGTACATCCAAATGCTCCTAATTTTTTTGAATTAGACGATAATAAATTTTGTGTGGTGCCTAATATAGGTTCTTATGATTGGATTTTCAGAAGCGCCGAAAATTATCGTAAGTATATATTTAACGATTATAACTTCGATGTTACTAAGTATTTCAATTCCGGTTTCATGATTTTAAATAAAAATCACAAAGAATTTTTCGAAAAAATTAAACAGTTTTATTTTTTAAACAAAGCTAGTTTAGTAAAAATGCAGGAAACTTTCTTTACCGGTACAGATCAACCCGTATTAAATTTCATGTGCCAAATTGAAAACATAGATATGAAATATCTTCCATATGAATTTAATATGCAAGATCTTCATAGAAGAGAAGGTTTGACTCCTAATATGCCATATATTAATCTGGGATACGTTTACCACTTCAACGCAATGCCAAATAATAAAGACAACAATCAAACGATTTATTGGATGGAAAAAACATTCAAATCTTTATATGAATGAAATTATGAAAAACATCGATGGAAATCCCGAATTCGGATGTGAATTAGCATGTACACTTCCATATGCATATTATCTTCATAAACAAAATAGATTAGGTACAGTTAGTACTGTTGAGGGAATGTCGCCATTTTATTTTTTTACAAACAATGTTAAAGAAATATATAAAAATAGATCAGTAGACAATTTGATGTCTCTAAAAGACGTTCCCAATAAATGGATTCACCATAATGCATTTGCTATAACAGGAAAAGACTATAGCGAGTTAACTCACGAAGAACAATTAAAAGTAAATGGAGTATTGGATTATAGAGAATGGATAGCTCCTCCAATAAAATCTCACTATTCTATAAATAACGAGGTAGAATTAAATAAAAAATTCATTGTCATCTGCAATAGATTTAACATGGAACATGGCAAGTTTCCATTAGGATATTTTGACATACCCCTCTTACAAGACATATTTTCGTACTTAAAATCAAAAGGATACGTTGTAGTCTATAAACGACCTGAGAATAAAGAATTCCCATTAGACTTAAATGAACAAATGGGAATTGATCAAGACATAATTAAAAAATGTGGAATAAAAGCAGTGGATGATAATGGAAATATTATAGATGATAAACAGTTATGTAAACTATATAGCGACGTACATTTATTTGAAGATCTACACGCAAAATATCCACACCTAAGTTATAATGAATTTCAATTAAAATTATTTTCGAAGTCTTCAGGATTTATATCTATGGGAGGAGGTAATACCATTCTAAGTTGTTATTTTGAAGTTCCTGTGATTTCATATATAACCACTAGCAAAGAATTGAGAGATAATTACTTTAACGAAAATTCATATTATAGAAAGTTATCAAATTGTGATGTATATCCTATAAGAGATTCAGAGAAAGAAATTGAAAAACGTGGCTATAAAAATTATACAGAACTATTTGAAACATTACAAAGGGTTTTTTAATGAATAATAAAAAAATATTTATAACAGGAGGAGCGGGTTTTTTAGGAAAACATATAGTCAACCGTTATTATAAAAATAATAATATTACTATATACAGTAGAGATGAAGCAAAACATTATTATTTAAAAAAACAATTCCCAAATATAAACTGTGTAATAGGAGATGTTCGTAATTATGATTTGTTAAAAAGAGCAAGTAAAGGACATGATGTAGGAATATTCGCGGCAAGTTTAAAGCAAATTGAAGCTGTTGATCAAAACGTAGAAGAAAGTCTTGAAATAATTGTTCGTGGTGCTATCAATAGTCGTAGAATTTCAGAAGAAAACAATTTTGAAGCTTCTTGTTTTATTTCGTCAGATAAAAGTAGATCGGCTACAACGTTATACGGATCAATGAAGTTTGTGGCCGGAGAAAGTTTTATAGTTAATACTGATAAAAGTTCAATTAAATTAAGCACTGCAATATATGGAAATGTTTTAAATTCAACTGGAAGTATTATTCCATTGATATGGAATGCTATACAAAATGGGTATGGTTTGAAACTATATTCAACCGAAATGACTCGGTTTATGATTACAGTTGATCAGGCTGTTGATTTAATCGAAGAAGGACTAAAAGTAAACGGGTACAACGTAATACCAAACGTCAAAAGTTTCAAAATATTAGATTTGTTTGAACTTTATAAAGACTTATTTGGATTAAAATATACAATTGATGTTCCTAGAATTTCGGAAAAAATCCATGAAATAATGATATCGAATGAAGAACAAACCAGAGTAAAGCAAATAGACAATTATTATTACATGCATTATAAAAATACATTTAACGAAGTTAAATTTCCAAACGATGAATATTCTAGCAAAAATGTATGTGTAACAAAAGAAGAACTAAATACCATATTGCAAAAATTTAATTACTTTAAACCATGAAAATATTAGTATTAGGTCATAACGGAATGTTGGGACATATGGTAGTTAAATATCTAAAGTCTCAAAATGAAGATGTTGTAACTACCGATTTAAAGTGGGAAACTGATGATTTCAAAGATTATATTAAAAATTCACCGTGTGATTATTTAATAAACTGCATTGGATGTATTCCTCAAAAAAAACCAAATTGGGATCAATACAAATCTGTTAATATATTATTGCCATCTTTTTTGTCTAGTAACTTTAAAGGAAGAATCATCCATCCAACCACAGATTGTGAATTTGATGGTAAAATTCCAAAAGAATCCTATTATTCATCAAAAGAACTTCCCACAGCTTTAGATGATTATGGAATATCCAAAGCATACGCATCTATATTTTTAAGAACAACGTCTAATGTAAAACAAATTAGAACATCTATTATAGGGCCAGAAATTAATAATAAAGTATCACTAATGGAGTGGTTTTTTAAGCAAAAAGAAAATGCTAATGGGTATGCAAACCATTATTGGAATGGAATTACCACATTGGAATGGGCAAAACAGTGTTATTCTATCATCAACAATTGGTACAATTATCCAAATATAATACAAATTGGCACAGATAAAATTACTAAATACGATTTGTTAGTGATGATAAATAAAATATTTGAAACCAACAAAAATATAATATCTATTAATGTAGATGCGATTAATAAATGTCTATACACCGATTATACAATAAAAAAATTATCGGATCAATTAATCGAATTAAAAAAATTTTATCATGAAAATTAGTTTTATCCAACCAAGCAGAAACAATCTAAAATATCTTAAATGGAGTTACGAAGCTATTCGTAAAAACCTAAGTCATAAAGAACATGAAATCTGTGTTGCAGACGACTTTAGTAATGACGGTACGCTTGAATGGTGTAAAGAAACAGCACAAAAAGATCCGTACTTCAAATTTATCCGCAACGAAGGTCCAACCAGATTGGGTCATACAATTCTATATGATCGTCTTATAAACGAAGTTGCTACAAATGATGTGGTGATGATCTACCACGCTGACATGTACGCATGTCCCAACTTTGATAAATATGTAGAGAAATATATTCAACCAGGTACAATCGTCAGTCTAACCCGTATTGAACCTCCACTACATCCTCCAGGCCCAGAAAAGATCGTACAAGCATTTGGAACTGAGCCAGAAGAGTTTAATGAAGCTGGATTATTGAAATGGTTCAATGATACCCGTTTGAACAGAAAAGATAAAACCACAGAAGGAATCTTTGCACCATGGGCTCTTTATAAGAGTGATTTCCAATCAATCGGCGGACACGACGATCTATATGCTCCTCAAAGCAAAGAAGACAGTGATATCTTTAATCGGTTCCTATTAAAAGGATATAAGTTCGTACAGACATGGGAAGGATGTGTATATCACATGACATGTAGAGGAAGTAGATATAATCCAACACTAACTACAGTAGGAAAAGAAAGTAACGAATGGTTGGAACAAAACAATCGCAGTGCAAGAAACTTTATTCGTAAATGGGGACATTTTGTTAAACACAATGACACGATGAAACCAATTGTTCCAAATAGATATAACGTGGGATTTGTGGTTAGAAATTGTGACGAATACAAGTTAGCACTATTAGAACCGTGGTGTGATGCCATCTATACAGATGTTCCATATGAACGTTATATTCAAGCCGAACAAAAAAATACTAAATTTGATCTCAGTAAAAAATTAAAGAGATACGAAGATCGAAAAACCAATGATATTATTATTGAATTTGACGCTGTTAAATTAACAAATCAAAGTTTTGAATTCTTTAATATGTTGCAATTAATACTAGAAGACAGTGGTGTTGTAGGTGAATTAGAATATGACATCTTTAAAGTAAAGATAAATAATTTAAATACTTACGGGAAAAGTTTAATCGATCTAAACGAAGATTGGTACAAAAATCAATTAACAAAATGAATCTAACACATTTTAATATACCCTTTATTTTTTATACCACATTTATAATGGTAGTTTGGTTTGAAAGTGATATAGTTCAAACCATCTCAAAACTAACCAATCTGCGTAATTTATTAAAAATACCAGAGTTTGAGAAGTACAAATTAGAAGTAGATGTAATGTCTACTTATCCTAATTTTTTATACGAAAATTACCCAGGTTATTTAACTAAATTGCTTAGTTGTCCGATATGTTTGTGTTTTTGGACAACTTTACTTGGGGTAAACATACTAACATTCTTATTTGGATACCAACAGTGGTTTTCTTTATTAATGTTGCCAATTAACTATATCTGCTCTCTTACTATTTATTTAATTATAAGAAAATTGTTATGAATGTAGGAAGTTATCAATCACTTATAAATTTAATAGGATCCGATAATATTGCTTCACTAGACAGATTAAAAGATTGTTTAACTGGAGCAAATAAAATCTGTAACTGTCAAAAACAAAGAAAAAATCAGAAGCATGAAGAATGTAATACGTTGTATATTAACTTCGTATCATCTCATGCCTCTGATTTAATCAACTATTTTAGTACTAAAACTACCGATAATGAAATTATCTTTTCTCACGGCAGCAATCATGTGATAAAGACAATTAAATTACGTTAATCGCTTTTAGTGATTCTATTACTTTTTCTCTGATATATGGACTGTCTTCCAATGCAGTGCCATTTAATTTATCACTATAATCTTCCCATTCAAAAGCATAATTAGCTTTTGCTTTTACTTTGGGGTTATTTAACAACTCATGGTCGTTTGGAGCAGCATCATATATCTTAACAATTTTATCTTTGCTAAATCTTTTAGCCTGTGGTACTGTTCCACGTTTAAACTTGGTAATATGAACCAATTTACCATTCATTTTATTACGTAACCAAGTACATTCATCTTCTGGGTAAACGTCATATCGAATATCAGTTATAAACACAACATCAACTTTACTTTTAACTATACGATCTGCAACTTTATTAGTCCAATATGTACCCTCACTGGTTTTACGCATTACATCTCCATATGCTACTAATAATGGTCTAATAATATTCTTCTCCTCCGTTTTTTCTGTAAAAACATCTATACCCGTCTTATTTTTAATAAGACTTTTTAAATCATTTTTAAGTTCATAAGCAAGAGCAAACTTTTCAGATTTAAGTTTATGTTCTTTTAGAACTGTTTGAGCAACCGTTGTAAATAAATCTTTACCACTACGAGCGTAGCCTGATATTCCAATTATAGTCATATTATGAAAACATTTTTTCTATTTCTTTTTCAGCATATCCAAAACATTCAATCAGACTTATTAAGTCTTTAGTCCCACGTTCATCTGCCATAAAAATATTATAATAATCAATTGCATCTTTTTGCCCGATCTTAAATTTGTCACATATACACGTTAAAATTGTATCATTAATACTACCAGTCGATTTTTTTATATATTTAGAAAATCGTCTTCCTTTTGGCACAATTTCAATCAACAACTTATAGAATTGATCGTTAGGTATATTTTGAAAGTATTTAGATACAAATGCCATTTCCTCAATTATATCCGAATCCATACTCAATACACGTAACAACATATATTTGTTAAATGTGTTCTTTTCAGAATCAGTAAGAGAATTATAATAGTTATCACTCTTTACTTCCCGAATATGACTCACATGATCAAATAATCCACGGGACTTATTCTTTTCGTCTGTTGTTTTCTTTTGTTTCATTGCTTATCATTCTACTACGTCTTTGCAACACTTCAATTTCTTTTAAAAGTCTACCTCGGTCATTATTCAATAATTCAAATGCTTCATAAGTAGCAATTTGAAAATCGTCAAATTTTTTGATTATTTTGTAAGATACAAACAAACTTATAAAAGAAAAAGTGGCCGCTAGCAATCCTAGCAGCCACAACATTGTATGATTATGTGATAAAGAGTCCATATAAATATATATTTTTTATATAGACTCCATCATCAAAAATCAAGCCTTGGAATTAAATCCGGCATTCAAGACATCACGTAGAGCCTTAATTTGACGACCATCAAGATCAACTCGGGTCTTGCCACTGCGAAGTGTCAAACGTGAAGCCTTCTTGGCCTTCGCTAGCGGAGTAGAGAGGTAAATCTCAACACCAGTGGTGTTATGTCCTACGAAGTTAGTCTTGTTACGAGCATTTGTACGTGTATACATATTATTTATTACTTTCTTTTTTTGTTTGTTTTTTGTTTCGTTAGTTTCATCACTAACTTAAATTTATCTTACCATCTAATCACTAATCCGTCAACAACTTTTTGATCAAATTTTGAATTCTTTTTCAAACCGTTCAATCGCATAATCTTTAGCTTTAAACTCAAACTCTACATCAACATCATTTTCAAATAGTTCTTTATGTAAAATATATACATAATCTGAGTGTGCTCTGTCCGTTGGACCGGATCTACCATTACTGTAGTGAAATAATGGTTTATATTTACCCCAAGTTTCCATACACATTAAGATAGCTTTTTCAGGAGAAATATTTTCTGGATTATTCAATCTAAAATGATGTGAGTCATATGTAATAGGAATGCCTGTTTTTTGATAAATCAAATCGTAGAGTTTAATTAAACCCCAACTATTAGGTTTGTCTTCTAATTCCAAGACTAATCTACTCTTCACATTTGGAGAAATGCTGTTATATACATCAATAAAACGCAATGCGATATCGTCTAGATTGCCTTTATAACAGTTCATATGAATATTGATAGGAGATTCATATGTTTGTGGTAAACCCATAGCATCCATCATTTTTCCATGAGCTTCCAATTCAATGATAGATTTTTTGACAACTGCTTGATTTGCACTAGCTGGCACAACAAATTGATCTGGATGTGTACTACAACGAATGTTATTTTTCTTGATAACAGACGCACACAAATCAAACTCTTGTTTAATTTTTGTATAATTGTATGTGGTTTCGATTGAAAGATTTGCTTCTGGAAGAGTTTCCAAAGGCATCATACCGCTACTAACACGATAGTTCCATTTGTGTAAAGCACAGTACTCCAATGTCTTACGTGTCACATATACATTGTTTAGTGTACGATCTGCTACAGTTTTTTCCGCAGTTTTACGTTCTAATGCAAGAAACCGAGTCTTCGTCATTGTTGAAGCTCGGATTTTTTGCTCTTGGAGTTTGAGTGAAATACAACACAGAGATTTTGTCATTCTCTGTTTATACCACACTTTTTATAGAATGTCAAGGCAATTTACTTTTAAGATCATCAACTTCAGCTTTTAACTCTTTTATAGCTTTGACTAATATAGGAATCATTGAAAATGTATCTAAATTATAATATCCCTTTTCGTCGGTACCAACTAAGTCTGGAATATGAGATGCTACTTGCTGAGCAATAAATCCATATTTTTTATTTCTATCATGTTTACTGGCATCTTCGGTCCAATAAAATGTTACAGGATTTAAATTAGAAACTTCATTTAAACCGTATGTTACTGGTTGTATACCAGTCTTCAATCTTTCGTCAGATGATGGATTAACATTTGTGATTTTACCACCTTTAGTATACAAGGGACCATCTGTACCAACTAATCCAAAACTATAATAATTAGCACTTGAAGATATCCATCCCCTCGCATAAGTATTTCCACTTGCGGAAACATAAAATGTAGGGGTCATGCCAGTATTAGCACTTCCGGATCCATAATTGACTAATATCGCAGTAGATCTATTTTCAACAGTTGCTTGTGGCGACCATGCACCTGCACCACTACCACTGAACATATTTATCTGCAATTTAGCTCTTAAATACTTGTTGAATGATCCGGTTGGTTCAGATGGAGGTTGTACACCAATACCAATGGCACCATCTCTAGCTGGCGTATTACCAGCCATATATGGCCAAAAATAGAAACCATTTCTTCTTTGTACCATACCATAAATAATAGTTTCACCAGCTGTCGCGCGAGATATAACGCCTGAACTGGAAATTTCGTATGATCCAATCGGCATTGTAAATGTTAAACTACCACTTCTATTAGAGTAAATAATCCATCCGTCACGATTTGGGAAAGCTTCAGAACTATTTAAATTAAACAGACTAATTGCGGCCTGATTATATTGAACGCCTCCACTAGTTAATCCGCGACTCGCGACGTTTAAATAATTAAACGGTAAAGATGATGAAATACTAAGAGATTTTACACCAGAAGTATTGTTATCGAATAATAATCCATCTGCACTTTTTAATCCAGTTCCATCAAAATAACCCAAACCATTTGTTGTATTTTGTGTAGTTTTTGCTAAAAACGAAGCGGTTGTAGATGTACCTTTGATGCTTCCGGTAAACTGTGAAGCAAATACAGCTCCTTCTTTAGTTATATAAAAGATTGGATTTTTATATCGTTGAAGTTCAAAGTATTTTGTGCCAGCTGCTGATGAATCATTTCCAATTGGAATGTCCATTTTAATGGCTGGTTTATTATCTGCTTCCAACGATCCTGTTAAAGTGTCTATATAAGTAAATCCCATAATTAACTATATATATTAACCATGGGTATCATTTATATCAATTATCTTCCCACTTCTTTAAAATAAACACTTTTAGCTTCTTCATATGACATTCCAATCATATTGTTATAGAAATGTACATTAGTCTTTAAATTTGATTCACTCTTTAGCTTTTTATAACGTTCTATAGCTTTGGGTATCCACCACTCACAAACAGCTTGAGTATCACGTTTAAACAAGTCTTTCATAACTAATTTATCATCATCAATCTTATTTTGTAGATAATCTTTAGTATTTTCATAAAAACAGCTATAATATACCCCACGTTCATATCCATGTTGATAATGACTTTGTTTAATATCACATTTACTAAAAATCATACCTATTACCCTACTTTTAGCCCCAGTTACAGGACCAGATACTCCTTCACGTTGAGTCATAGCTTTATCATACTTTTCAGCATGATTATCTTTTATCCATTCATGCCATACTTTATAGATATCTTCATCTGGTTTAATAGAAATCTTACCAGCACTACTACCACACTTATGCCACCATTTCAAACTGTTATACATACTATAACTACCATATAACGATGTAGTAGTCATGCCTACAAGGGTTTGATTATATAATTTTTTCCAAAGATCACGAACAGTTGATGTTGTAATCATTGCAGCTACCAATTTACCCCCTAGAAAATTATAACCAATCGGTTGAGTACTCATAATGCAACTGCCAATAGCACTATGAGCTAACTTCTTATCTTTAATCTTGTTGTCAGAAGTCCATCCCAAATAAGAATCACGATCACTAATCGCAATTACATCACTTGAGACACTAATTGCGCCAATATAACGGGGATTGTCTTTATTTCCATCGGTTACAAGAAATTTAAGAAATCTACCTGGAGTTTGGTCAAACGACATAGTATGACCAAAAATACGAATCAATGTCCAGTCTTCGTTGTCACGTTTTGAGTCAACATGAACCAACGTTGGATTACATTGTTCTATTTCAGATATTGTGAGCTTTTCATCGTTAAAATCGGTTGGAGTCCAAATTTTAGCTTTTACTTCGTTTAACTTGTTTACAGATCCATCATAGGATTGAATTTCTTGCCATTTCTTATAAAACGTCTGTTCTTCAACAGTCATTGATTTAAGAAAATTAAGATTATCTATGAGTTTCTTTTTGTTTGTCTCGAAATCAAATGATTCAATTCCAAAAAATTCTTGTAATGCATCCATATTTATAATTAGTATATCATGGCATTTAAAAAAATCAATCTAAAAGATAAAACGTTTTACATATTCGAAATAACATCCACTAAGTTTTTAGTATTAGATAGTGAAATGGATGAACCACTTTATTATGGAAGTTGGAATATGACATCGGCATATATACGTACAATAAAAGAAAAAGCCCCGAAAGCTATTATCAATTACTATACAAAAGAAAAAAGCGGATTGCTTAAGTACAATCCGCTTTGGTCATATGTTCCTTAACTATTAAGCACCAATAGTATTATTAGACATACCACTCTGTACATTAATACTTGTTTCAACACTCTTTCTGTCAAAGATATCCACAACTGTTGGAGTGTTTGTGATTTTAATAACATTGACAGTTGGAGGATTCTTCAAGATAACTTGACGACTCTTCGCTTCTTCAATGTGTTCTTTAGTAGGAGTGCCATGCACAAATACTAACGTTGGTCGTCCTTTACCATTATGCAGAACGCCAATCTCAGTAATTTCACTACTATCAATTGCTTTCTTCATACGAACTCGTAGTGTAATTTCTACAAAGTCTGGATTCTGAACATTCAACTCTTTAATAGTAAAGATATTTGAAGGCCATGTTACTGTTAGGTTTGTCTTATTCTTACGATCTGTCTTTTTCATATTTTATCCTTTCTTGTTTGTGTTGTTATAAATTTAACCGTTAATATATTATACCATCTTTATATTATATGTCAATAGCATCCATCATTTTACAATTGACTGTTTTAACAATCTGATTCAGATTCTCCACATTAATAAAATGTGCATCATTACCATACATTGTTTTAAAGTTCTGACGCAGTACTTCCATACCGAAGCTATCATAGTCAGATACGAAATAGGAAATAATATTATAACCAGATTCCTTAATCTTTCTTACTTGAGTACGTGTGTGTTCACAAGCTGATTTGTCACGATAAGAAAATGCAATACCAGCAGAAGAGTCATTGTAATAGAAACACGGTTCACCATCACTAATATTAACAAAATAACTATTTGTATTAGTATCAGCCTTTGGTAAAAACTTCATTAGTGCTTCAAAGCACAATCCTTCAGGAGTAGTATTTACTGAAATTAGATAAGAAAACAAATTCTTAATCTTTGAAAACTTGTCTACTTTAGAATTGTAAGCAATCACAATGTATGGATTGTAGCTCATAGTAGTACGAAAACTAATAGTAAGATCAACATTATCAATCATAGATGTAGCTTTTGCTAGTGCTACACATAACTTGATTGTACGATTCCACTTTTTACCTCGCATACTTGTACTAGCATCTACACTAATATGGAAGTTTACCTTCTTATATTTAGTAGTAAATGTGCTGTAAAATATATTGGTATCAGTTTCAAATCCCAATTCGTGCATCAAACGTTTATCGATCTTACCCAAATTACGACGGGTAAACTTATCAATATTAATTTCATTACGAATTTGAAGACGACGACCTAGCTTTGTACCCAATACAATTCCTTCGTCCACATTCTTTTGTAGTTCATCTCGGCTACTTTCATTATTAGCACCAATGCTCATCGGAAATTCTTCAGATAGAATAAGTTCTTTGGTCATATTCTTAACCAAAATACATTCTACACTTCCAACAAATCCACTGGCCTTCATCATCTCCTGAGCTACAGGCACAAGATCGATCTGACTCTTTTCAAGAACATCCAACATCGTCTTTTCACGTTTCGAAACCTTCTTCTTTTTGATCTTACCAGCAAGAAAGTCTTTCTGTTTCTCAAAACTCTTAGCAATCTTGCTCTGTTTGGTCTTGCTGATATTTGCATCTGTACCAACATCACTTGTTACAGCCGCATTATCACTTGTTACAGTAGACTCAGTACCGCCAAGTACATCATCAGTTGATTTACCAGATTCACCATCACCGGGCATTCCATTAGAATCGTCAGGTACACCACTATCATTTTGATCGAATCCAGGCCCAGTTTGCTTTTGATTGTGTTCATTGATATTTTTAAATACAATTTCCGCAATCTTGTAAGCAACATTCAACCGATCCTTTGGAGTAGTCAAACGACTAATATTGGTAAGATCCAATTCTTTGGCAATGTCATACAAACCAGGCAAAGCCTTAAGATTGGTATTAGGATTTGTAAGATTGATAATACGGTACATATAAGAATCAATGCTTAGTGTACGATACATATCGCTATCCAAAGCATCACTAATTACCTTGTTATTAAAGTATTCGTCGTACAAAGCATCGTAGTATCCACGATAGCCAGGAGCATTACGATGTACAGTATAATCGATAAAACGATCCTCTACATAGTTTAGAATAGTCTGACAAGTCTTACCCACTTCATCTTTTGAAATGCTTAACTTTTCAGTATAGTTATAAATGTCACGGGGAACATTCATCCATACAGTCTTAAACAATTCAAAATCAGAATATTTGATGTGGCTGCCTTCATGTAAGGCTAGTCCGACAGCCACATCAAAATTATCCTTCTTGGTAATATCGCTACTGATATAGACTAGCTTACCATCAGTACAATTTACAGCACTATCATTGAATACTACAGGAATATTCTGGTTTGTCAGAATACTAACATAGTTAGCAACAGCACGACGAGCCGAAGACAGACGAATCAATCGAGCGGTATTGTCGCTGAGACGATCTTCGTCGTCAACAGTAGCAACCGTACCAGATTCTTCTTCAATAGCCGCATCTAGCTCATCTTCCCAATCCCATTCATAATGGTTGTCTTTAAGCCAGAAATCACTGTAGTTACTCATAATAGTTTGTTTGTTTAGTTATTAAAAAGGAGGCTGATCACTCTTTAGTGGATCATTAAATAGCTTTTCCTTAGATTCAACCTTGATGTACTTTTGTACAAGCTGACGAATATAAGTACGTTCACTATCTACACCTCCATCATCACTGAAGTTAGGATAAATGGTTGACTCCGCAATTTCAAGCAAATTAAATCCGTCAACAATAAGTTCAGCAATTTCAACTGTACTACGTGTAGGAATAAAATTTGTTAGCTTACTATCATCTTGCTTAACTTGTTTGCGTGTATGTTCAGCAATTTCACAAACAGCTTTGAGAATATCAAGATGATTTTCCGTCGAAATGTCGAAACGGTTCTTCAGAAGATTAAACTCACTATCCTTATCAAGTGGAGTTACTTCAATCTTAACCGGAAAACGTGAAAGTAGAGCACGATCCATTACACGGGTAGCAGTATATTCGTTACCTACGTTAGCAGTAGCAATAAATGTAACGCCGTCAGCAACCTTAACAACTTCACAATCGTCTTTTTCATCCAAACGAAGATAACGCTGTAGATCATCTAGAACGGTCATTAGAATATTAACACCATCATGGTGACTACGACTAATTTCGTCAAGAAGAATGATGGCATTAGGAGTACGAATAGCCTTGATGAAACTAGACTCCTTGAATAGAGTACCAGTCTTCTTATCAAAGTGAGTATTACCAATCAAAGCACTACGAGCATCTTGTGTAGCACCCAGATTAAAATAGAAGAAGTTATCTTCACGACCAATAGCCTTAGCAACAGTTTGTGCTGCCAGAGTCTTACCACAACCAGTTGGACCAAGAAGCAGAATGTTCTTGCCACGAATAGCACTGCGTACCATATACTTCCACTTGAGATCGTCCATAATCAAAGAAGACGGACGTAGATTTACACAAGTATCAAGATAAGCCTTGATATTGAAGTCCTTACCAGTAACCAGATTTAGTGAGTTTTTATTTTTCATATGTGTTTCTTACCGTAAAACCATCTTACCACGAACTTATAAGAAGTCAACCACAAAAATAAAAAAACCACCAGTTACGGTGGTTTGGGTTATTTTAAAATTATTTTATCAATGATGATGGTGATGATAATGATGTACTGGACGACCCCATGATCCATACACAACTACCACTGGCTGTGGTTGATAATATACAACAGGAGCAGGTTGATAATAAACAATTGGTTGAGGTTGTACTACTAGAGGATGTGTATAAACTACAGGTTGTGGTTGAACATATACAACTTGTGTTGGGGGATTAACGATTCTTCCAACTGCCTCAATTACAACAACGCCTGTTAAAACCTTACCAACCGTTGCCCATTCTCTATCGCCAGCAAATGTTTGAGAAGCTAGAGTTGCACTCAATGTTGCGATAGTAATTAATTTCTTCATATGTATCCTTTTTTTAGATATACTTTTATAGTATATCAAAATTCAGAAAATGTCAATTACTTCTTTTTGGTTTTACCACCCTTGGTATATTTAACAACCAATTTTTGTAAAGCTTTTGGTAAAGTAGGAGGTGTATATTTTGGATTAACACTCTTATATTCAGAAGATTTAAGAAACTTTCCAACTACTTGCATTGGTTGAGTAGGATCATCAACTTCTTTGTTCATTGAATCCACCTTAACGTTTTTAACAATTTTAAATCCTTTTTGTGGATTTACTACGTTTTCTTCTTTTTCAGATTGTGTATCAGCCTTTTTACCACCTTGTTTATCCTTACTATTATCTACAACTTTAGTTAAAGCACTATCTACATAATTTAAGTCTTTTGATGATAAATATTCTTTAACGAATTTCTTTACATCATCAAACTTCATGAAGAGTTTCTTGGTTCTGTCACTATAATCTTTGAATGCTTGTACGTCACAGATACCGTGTACAATTGGTCTGATACTAATATGATATGGTTCACATTCACATACATTATAGTTACCAGCATCATCTAGTTCAATTGGCTTCTTAATTTCTTTAGATAATTCTTCAATTAAATCACTCCATGAAGCAGAAGCGTTGGTATACTTTTGTTCTAGTGTTTCTTTTACGAGTTTATTGACTAATTGTTTGGAAGACTTCATATTAATATACATATAAATAGTATCTGATGGTCAATTATTAATCTTTTTTATCAGCTAATACTTCGATGTGTCCTATATACCCATAACTATCGTTTCTTGTAGCTAATACTTTAACATTATATACTTTACCCTCTCTATCTACCACTCTATGTTCACTGATACTACTTCTTTTATCTCTTATAGCTCTTTCCCACTCTTTTTCTACCATTTCTAAATCTTCTCCATGCACACCATTTTTCCATCCATTACCCAAGAAATATTCCACATCATGTTTCAATAATTGACAATATTTCTCATTTACCCACATACATTTACCATCGGTATCACATTCAAATATTGGTTCAGGTCTATTATCCAATATCCACTTCTGACGCATGCATATAGTATTAATTAAATTACTATCATGACATACCCGACTTTCTATTTTAGCAACTTGATCTTTCAAAGAAGTGCCCGAATTGGGTTTAACTTCTTTCAAAATCTCTTGTACATTACGATTTAAAGTAAATACCCACTTGAATGCTCCAAAAAGAACACCACCAGCTGCGCTTATTACTAATATTTTTTCCAGATATGTAAATACGTTTTCCATAATAAAGATGAATATAAATATAATAAAAAACGGATACTATTTAAAGTACCCGTTACATTTTTTATTTATTTACAATTGCAATTATAGTTTGAAGTCGTCAAACGCTCCCTCACTAATGGTATTATCCACGCCTTTAACATAGCTGCTCAATTCAGTTTCTTGGGGGGCTACCTGTAACTTCTTGCTATCATAATAACTATCCAACCATCCAGCCAATGGATTAACTTTGGCAGTAGGATACAATTTCTTATATCCTAGACTGGTTAATCTATTATTAGCCAACCACTCAATATAATGTTTCAAACTTTCTGCGGTTAAACCAATCAAACTACCTTTACTAAATAGATAATCCGCCCAGTCTTTTTCCGCATTCACTGCCATTTCATAAGCAGCATATATCTTATCTTCATTTTTTTTGACAATATCTTGGAATCCTTCATCTGGATTATTAATCCAGTTCTTCATAATGTTTTGAGTAATAGCAACGTGTAAATTTTCATCTCTACTAATAAACTTAATAATCTTACTATTACCCTCCATCTTTCCACGATATCCAAAATAAAAACTACAAGCAAATGATACATAGAATATCAACCCTTCAGTAATTTGAGTTGCCAATACCGCATCAAACAATTGTTGTTTAACATCATCCGATGATGACAATAGTTCATCATATTTCTTACTGATTGCAGTAGCTCTCTTAACAATTTCTTGGTCTTCCAAAACACTGTCAAAAAACTTGGTAGCATCTGGATAAACATTGTTGAGGATGTATGTATAACTGTTACTATGAATAGTTTCAAAGAAACTCCATGCATTCATACAAATTTCCAATTCACTATTTGTAACGTGCTTCATTAGTTCGTGAATACTACGACTCAACATACTATCAGTCATAGTTTGAAACTTTAAATTACTATCAAAAACAAATCGTTCTTCAGGAGAAAGATTCTTGTAATCACTGATATCTTTTACCAGTGACACTTCTTGTGGCCGCCAAAAGAAGTTTAGCTGTTGATCATACAGATCGTAAAACTTAGGATACTTGATTTGATCATATCGTTGTAGCGATAGATCTTCTCCCAAGAACATTGGGTTTCGTAACTGATCTATGTTTTTCTTATTTAGTACTGTCTTCATATGTCCTCCTATTATAGAGCACAAGCACCGCTTTCACAACCGGATTCTTGTACTACTGGTTTTGTTTCAACAGTTTTTGTTTCCATAGCTGTTTGCTTATCACCGTCATCTGTATTAGCATAATATAGATTCTTCAATCCATACTTATATGCCAACAAAATATCTTTAATAACAACCTCTACAGGCACTTTATTCTTCTCATAACGTGACGGAATATAGTAAGTGTTGGTGCTGATACTCATATCTGTGAACTTCTGAATAGCAGATGCAACCTTCAAATATCCTTCATTACTTGGCATATCAAAAGCAAAAGTATAATTATCCTTGTACTTGTCGATATTGGGAACTACCACAGGCAAAATGTTACTCTTACTTCCTTTGAAACTAATAGCACTACGTGGTGGTTCAATACCATTGGTACTACTTTGAATTACACTACTAGATTCTACAGGCATGCACGCTGTCAATGTACTGTGTCTCATACCATACTTCTTGATTTCTTCTCTTAGAGCTTCCCAATCCATATGTAGAGGTTCAGTGATAAATTCATCAACGTCCCTCTTATAAGTATCAATTGGAAGAATGCCTTGACTAAACTTGGTACGATCAAACTTCTCACACTTACCCAACTCTTTTGCCATTTCAACACTGGCCTTGATTAGATAATAACTTGTCTTTTCCATCCATTGAGCTACAAAGTTTGGAGCCTTGGCATCCCAATACTTTAATCCTTCTTTAGCCAACAGAGCGGCCAAGTTACTTACGCCTACACCAAGACTACGACGTTTAGTAGCAAAATTCTTTGCTGCTGGTACGAAATATTCTTGATGATCAATCAAAGCATCCAACATTCTGACAATGATATCACAAACATTTTCCATTTCAGTATCATCTTTAATTTCCAACCAATTCAATGCTGCCAATACACAAACGCCAATTTCTCCATTTGGATCATTAACATCATAAATAGGAATCAATGGGTGATTGACTTCAAGACATAAATTACTTGTATCCACTTGATCCAACCAACTACCGTGTTCATTTGCGTGATCAACGAACATTGTATAAATACGTCCTGTTTCAAGACGTTCTTTGGCAAGTAGTCCCATCAATTCACGAGCAGGTACCTTCTTCTTGAACTTAATGTTCTTGTTAGCTTCAGCCTTTTCATACTTTTCTTTAAAGCCTTCCATACCAAAAGTATTCCATAGTGATGGACATTCGTGATAACTAAATAGTGTTACATCTTGATTCTTCAAGAAACGTTCAAAGATTAACTTATCCAAACCAACGCAATAATCCAACTTACGAACTCGGTTATCGTCAGTACCTTGATTATTTTTTAGTACGAGAATATCTAGAATATCATAATGGAACCAAGCAAAGTTTACAGTTGCACTACCACCACGAATACCATTTTGATGACAACTCTTCACAGTAGATTCAAATGCTTTAGCAAATGGAATTGGACCTGTGTGTACCACTTCGCCATTACGAATAGGAGCATTAGTAGCACGTAGTCTTGATAAATTCAAACCAATGCCATATCGACTAGCTGTAGCAAATCCAACAGCGCTATTGTTGCTGAAAATACTACGAAGATCATCATCTACAGTGAATAGAGAACAACTAGCATAACTCTTCATAGGAGTTCTTACGCCTGCCATAATTGGTGTGGGTAAATTGATCTTATGCTTACTAAAATAGTTATATGCTTTCTTTACATACTCAATTCTATTTTCTTTATAATCCTTAAAGAATGTCATTGCAATAAGCATATAAGCAAACTGTGGAGTTTCATAAATTACTTTGGTAACTCTGTTTTGTACCAAATACTTATCACACAACTGTTTTATACCAGCATACGTGAAATTAAAATCACGATCATGCTTTAGATATTCATCTAGCTTATCAAACTCTTGTTTACTATACCAATCAAGAATAGATGAGTCATAAACCAATGCATCAATATTAGTTTTAACTAGATCATGTAGTTTAGGAGGATTTTTACCACCCCAAACATTCTTTCTCAATTGATAATTCAACAAACGAGACGCTACGAATTGATAATTAGGCTTCTCTTCTGTAATAAGATTTGCGGAAGCTTCAATTAACATTGCGTGAATGTCTTTGGATGTCATTCCATCAAAGAACGACAAATGTGCATTCATCGCTACTTCTTCAAAACCAACACCTTTTATGTCTTCTGTAGCCCATTGTAAAATCTTATTGATTTTATCTGCGTTGAACTTTTCAGTGTTACCATTTCTTTTCTTTATAAAAATTTCTTTATTCATATGGGTAAAAAATAACTATCTTGTAGATAGTTCATTTTGTGTTTAGATTATAACTTTTTTAATAATTTATTTGTACGCTTTTTGTGTGTTACATACTATCAATTATTCTTCGTCATCGTTATTATGCACGTTCCACTTGGATTTTAGAGCTTTCTTGACTTGATTTTCACCATCCATCATCTCATTCAAGATACTCATACCCTCACGGCTATTTTCTCCATAGATTTCGATATGACCACAACCAGCGTTCATTTTACTTGGAAATGTCAAACCATCTGGACCGAAACGATTCTTGATTACGTGGAATCGGGCTGTATTTGCCTGTTTATCGTTAACTTTACGACTTAGACTCATAACGAAGTCAGCTGTCATAATCTTACGATAACTATCAGCAATATTGTTGGCTTGAATAATATCTTCATCCATAGCAGCTCGGTTACTCTGTGAAGCACTCCAAATAGGAACTTGCAATTCACCAGCTACACCACGAAGTTCTTCATAAATACCACCAGCTTCACTGTAACTGTTACTGTTACGTTCACTCTGTGACGGACGTAGAATATCAGCATAGTCAACAATAATCATATCTACTTTAGTACCAAGTACAGCCAATCGTTCACAATGTGCTTTCAAACTATAAGCACTAACTGTCTTGATTGGAAAGTATTTGATCTTTAGTTTACCCGGAACATCCGCAATCTTCTGCTTTACGATATCAACGTTGTTACGAATGTTTTGGAAATCAATTCCAGTAAAACAAGCGTCATAACGAAGACCCACATAATTTTCATTCAATTCAAGAGTAAAATGAACTACATTCTTACCCTGCTTCATTGCTTCAGCGCCCAACTTAGATAGTACCCAACTCTTACCACTACCAGCACAAGCTGTAATAATACCTAGTTCGCCAGCAGCCAATCCACCGTCCATGATTGTATCAATTTCAGTCCAATTAGTCTTGACACAATTACGACTCATTACACTCATACGTTTTTCAACGTCTTCGGTATAATCGTGGCCGATATTACGTTCCATACCAGCTTTCATTGCATGATCAACTACGTTTTTGATCTTTTCATATTGACCGAGTGCTAATAAATCTGCACTTTCAATAATTGCGTTCTTTAATTTCTGGTTTTTGCAGAACTCCAAGAACTGTTCTTTAACAAATTTCAAATCGTTATCACTTACTTTTTGATAAACTAATTTGAGATTATCAACGATACTTCTCTTTAGAAGTTCATCATTCACTTCATCAACTTTAATTTTAAAAACTGTTAAAGTTGGAAGATCTTTGTATTCGTTAAAATACTTAATACTTTCTTTTACAACCCACTTATTTGCATCACTTTCAAAAAAATCTACTTCGATAATATCGTTGATGCGTTCAATAAACGAACGATCAGATATTAAGCATGAAATACACTTGATTTGGAAGTCACGGCCGTATTTTGTTAATGAATCAATTGCTTTTTTGTTTTCCATAAGATAACTCTACTATACCACTGAATTCAGTGATCTTCAACTTTTATTAACCGACATTTTTTTATTCTACGAAACTATTTAATTTACCGAAACAATCATTTAACCAGATATGGTAATTAGGAATGTTGTTCCACATTTTGTCTTCTGTAATTAGTTTTGAGAAACTAATTTTATCAATTTTTCTAACGGGAGTATTTATTATTTCTTCTACACGTAGTTGTGTAAAAGATTGAATCTGTGTATTATGTAACTGCATCAATTCATAATTGCGACCAATCAATAGTTTATTACTCAATACAGTTTCATAAATTTTATATTCTCCCCGATGATTTTCAGAGTAGTTATAAATTTGTTGTAAACAAGCTTGATTTCCATCTGATAAAAACGGAAATGCTTTAACCACTCTTTTCAATCCAACACCATCCAAACCAGGAATATTATCACTAACATCACCTTCCATAATTCTATAAAAGATGAAGTTGTTACAAGTGATACCATATTCATCCAATATTTCTTTACATCCAAAAACTTTCTTCTTGGTTGGACTCCAGATTTTAATTTTGTCACTTGCCAACTGCAGGAAATCTTTATCTGTAGACATAATGGTTACATTGTTGTCTTTAAAAGTATCTTTAGCCAGATAAGCAATTGTATCGTCTGCTTCTATTTGATCAATTGCCATAACTGTTACAGGCAATGTATCCAAATAATTTACAGTACGAATCAATTCTTTTTTAAAATTAACCGATTCAATTTGTGAAGAAGATAATTCTTCATAATTACGATTAAGTTTAATATCTGTCTTTCTGCCATTTTTGTAATCTGGATAAATCTTTCTACGTTTCTGGCTACCGCCTTTACCATCAAATACAATAATAACTCTGGTAGGAGAAAGCAATTTAATTGCATATCCAATACTCTTCAGAAATCCAGCAATACCACCAGTATGTAGTCCATCTTCATTGAGTGAAGGAATAGCCATAAAACTTCTAATGTAAGTATTCACTACAATCCGTCAACCAAAAGGACATCACTATTAAGTGATTTTTTAAGTCCTCCGGTGACGGAATCGCTTTCTATGTTTTGAAATAAAGAAAATAACTTCTTCATTTCTTTGTTGTCAAAGTTGCTCATTTAATGAATGTTTGTATTAAATAAATCTTAGTCGAATGAAAGTTTTCCACACAGTCATCTATATTAGACTGTGTGGAAAACAATTAATGTATTATTATTCGTTACCAGCAGTTTCTTCTTCTGTATCTACTACAGCATCCTCAACGATTTGACTATTAGGATCTTTGTATTTCATAATTACAGCATCACAAATCTTCAAGTAAATTTCTTCACCCAATTCTTTGTCAGTCTGCATTGTGGTTACAAAGTCTTTGGATTGAAACTTCCATTCCGATCCATTGTCCTTCTTGTATGTGTAATAAGCACCACCTTGTTTAATTAGACCTTGTTCTTTTAGAACTTTAACCCAACTACCATAATCAGCAATACCGCTATCAAAATAGATATCGAAATTTGCTTGACGTTGTGGTGGTCCCATACGGTTCTTCACAACAACTGCTTTACACTCATTACCGATGATTTCCTCACCCCTCTTGAGTTTACCGGTGTTGTTAAGACGAACACGAACACTACAATGATAAGCAAGTGCTTTACCACCACTTACCACGTACTTGTCACCAAATGCCATAGCATTTAGGTTCTGACGTAATTGGTTAGTGAATACAGTAAGAACCTTCTGACGACCGATCATAGTAGTAATCTTACGCATCGCTTTACTGATAATGATTGATTTACCAGTTGCGTAACCATCCTTACCATGGTCACTCTCAAGTTCTGCCTTTGTTGATGCTGCTGCTACAGAATCAACAATAATTGTTAGAATACGATCTTTGTTGCTCTTACGAACAATTGCGATCATCTTCTCCATCTGAGCAAAAATATCTTCAACGGTTTCACATTGAACATATAGTAACTTAGACAAGTCTACACCAAGACTCTTCCAGAACTCAGGCGCAGCTGCGTTTTCAGTATCAATTACTACAGCGACTCCACCTTTTCTTTGAGTGTCAGCAACAACGTGTGCAGAAACTAGACTTTTACCAGTTCCTTCCAATCCGTTGAATTCAATCATCTTACCAACAGGCAAACCTCCATGAGGACGGTTACTAATTGCTAGATCCAGAATAGAAGAACCTGTACTAATCCAATCGCTAATTTCCGCTGGATTTTCCTGTTCATCTAGGAAATAAGCAATCTTGCCACCGTCTTTATTTGCTTTGTTTAGTTCATTTGCTAACAACTCAACTAATTCGTCACGTTGACCCGTTGTATCTTTTGTAACACTTTTTTTTGCCATAACGTATATAACTAGAAAGCCGGTGGGGTATAAAAACTCCACCGGCTTATTTTTATTTTTTAGGAGTTAAACAAGTCATCAAATGCTTGTTCTACATTATCCTTACCCTTTGCTTTAGCAGCAGTTGGCGAGGAAGGCGTTGAAGCAGCCTTTGCTGGTGTAGCAAATGGAGCTTCATCGTCATCAGCAGCAGAAGTTGCAGCGGATGCTGTTGGAACAGTACCATCTGCAGTTTCAGCATCTGGATTCAACCATTTATCCATAACTTCCTTGAGTTCTTCATATGATAGTTCTGGAAATAGATCCAGAATGTTTACTTGTGACTTTAGTGCCTCAAGCAACTGTGCGTTCTTTGGATCGACAGCAACACTAACATTTGGCTTAACACGAATGCTAGTTTCTGGGAAACTTGCTCCGCCTTCAGCTGTCTTAAACTCAACTACAATATCACGACCACTAGTTAGATCGGTAATATCACCGAAATCAGGATCACTGATGATTGAAAGAAGTTCTTGATAAACTTGCTTACCAAATCCCCAGAACTTAACGCCTTCATGCTCTTCACCACGAACGATTACAGGAGCAAAAGTACGCATCTTGGGTTCCATCTTACGACCCATCTGCCAATCTTCCTTGGAACCAGTCTTCTTCAAACGGTTGCTAAACTCAACGATTGGATCAGGACGACCAAAACTATCAGGAGATAGATAAGTCTTGTTGTTGATGTTATAATGGAACTTTAATTCAATAAACGGATTATCAGGTTCATACTTGTAGGGAACGATACGAACCACTTGTTTGCCTGGCTTTGGCTTCCAAATCAAGTTAGATTTTTGATTTGTGTTTGAAAGAGAGTTCAAACGACTCTTTAGCTTACTAATGTCTAATGCCATAATTTATTTAATTTTTAATTGTTAATTAGTTAATTATTTTAACCGAATCACTCGACTCGGTTTATAACCAACCTAAAATCAGTGTACACTAAGTACAAACCGAAATCAAGTCAAAAATATATATCAAACATTGTAGATAGAAAACAACTTTAATGAAACTATTTTTACACCAATTTCGTTGGTTAGTATAATACTGTTTTTATATAGTTCCCAATTTAACTGAAAGCTTTTATCAAATACTCCACCATTTTCATCAGCAATTAACTTATTCATCGCGTTGAGTGTATAGAGTGTATTTGTTTGTTTTTTGCGATGAATACTTATGGTACCTTTATATCGATTAATATGTTCACCTTTTTCTACGTTGAATGTTAGATATAGTTCCCGAGGGTTGTTTTCATTCGCAAATATAAAGATCTTGTTATCGATTAATTTATATTGTTGTGGTATTTCGTTCAATACATCTGTGTATTGAGTACTATTAGAAAATGTACAAAGCAATTGTTTTTGTATCATGGTATTTCAAATTCAAATTTACCGTCAATTTCAGGCTCCATATCAAAATAATTTGCAAAATACTCAAACCCTTTATCTAAAATTTGTTTAACGGTAATTGATATTTTTATAACCATTCGTTTGAAAAATTCTTTTATTTTGTTATAGAACACATTTAATGCACTTTTAGCGGATGCAGATAGATTTTTTACAAACTCCGAACTGTTTTGTACTATGTTTTTAAATTCAGCTCCTAAATTATTAATAAATGACATTAAACTTTCTTCTATTATTTGATTTTCCAATAAAAGATAGTCAGTTTCATCATATTCTTCTTTTAGAATACCAATTCTAAGTGATCCACCACGTTCATTTCCTCTATCACGTACACCGAATTTAATTTTATTATAGTTATCGTCAATGAATTCATTTACTGTGTAAATCAAGCAATCTCCTTGACAATCCCATGTCATAATGTGATCAGCTACACATTTTTCCCCAGCAGCAAATCTTTTTTCGCCGGTAGAAAATTCTCTCAACAATGCTTTTTTGTATTTATCTTCGGTAAAAATCTTATTTAATTCACCCAACATCTGATGCATTTCTTTTTCTTCTATGTTGATTTCGTTAACTGCATCTGGACTTTTAATCAACGATACTAAATTATTTACAGCATCCTTAGTTTTCTTTTGATCATTGGTGGTTGACAACGTTGTCAAGTTTTTATTTATAACAGCTGCATGATCATAGTAAAACGACTTCTCCATCAACTGAGCAAGTGTTTGTGTAATATTTGCAACTATCTTGTTTTTAATATCGGGAAAATCTTTTAATACAGCGGAAATAACAGTAGTTAATTCTTTATGTTGTGAAGATGCAATTTGTGCTCCGCCAGCTTTTTTTGCACTACATTTTATGTTGCCGTTAATGATTAAATCGGTTTTAGATATCTTTGATATACCCGCAAACTCTTCGGATAATTTACATCCGGTAGAACCAAGTATTTCTATAGCTTTGACTGGAGCGCTAATTTCTTTGTATTTACCTGTTTTTAATTTATCCGCAATCTTTTTAGCAACTGCGTTTTTTGATCCTTGAGGGGTATTAAATTCTTCGCCTATATAGTTTTCCATCTCTCTAGCAGGACAAGATTTATCCATATCACTATTAGCTTTAGATACAAACTTGTTTTTGTACTTTTTATACAAAGCAGACAATACTGCAATTGTTTGTGCGTCGTTCTTATTATACTGAATTAACCGTTCATCTGATAAACTTCTAATTTTTACATATGTAGAAGCTGGTACTAAATTTACATTGTTTGTGGATAGATATTTGTCAAAGTCAACAAATGTAAATTGTACATCTCTTCCTCTTGGAAATTTAAACGTATCGAAATTAGTAGTTTCGAATACTTTTTGGAAATAAAGTTCAGGTGGTATAGTTTTTCCAGCATCATCTGTTCCAGCTACCGGCTCATAAAATAAAATGTCTTTTGCAATTTTAAACAAGTCTTTGTTATATTTTAAAGCAGTTGATTCACTTATACTTTTTTTTATTACTGTGGTTTTTCTTGATTCGTCATATACTTGTTCCCCAATCAAGTTACCTTCGGTGTCGTACCAATTAAAACCTTTTTTATAAAATCCACATCTTTTAGCTTCGTCTACGCTATAATTTACTAACGGAGTTTGACCAATCAACACAGATTGTATAGCTAGTGCATCTAATTGTTTTTCTTTAGGTGTTCTTTTATCTTGATCTGTATCAACTATCTTTCTGTCTAATGCTTGATCAATTGGAACAGTTTCTTCTTTGTCATCTTCTTTTGACGTATCAGATTTTGCATCTCCACCCGCTTTAATATCCACAGGGGGTTCTGTAAAAATATTTGCTTGAGCTTTTTTAGGATTTTCAGCAAAATGAGTGCCTTTATTTACAGCACGATCACGATATTCTTTGCTCGGAAATGTGACAAGTATACCGTCTTTGTTATATGCTTGTCGATCTGGGAATCTACCAGCTTCAAATAGATTAGAAGTTTTATCGACTACAAAATTAACATCGTATCCAAGCTTTTCTAGGTATTCTTGCAATACAAAAACATGTTCTTGATTTTTAACGTCAAAAACCCCGTCCTTAATACGACCGTCACAACAAATATCGTTAATCAGTGATTTAAAGTTCATCTATTATAAATATAGATATAAATATATTTATAAATTGACTAATTTCAAATCATTGTAATTATTTCCCCGATAAGTCTTTACTTTGAACCGTTTGTTCTTGAAAATCTCAATTAAGTCTAATACGTTCTGATTATCTTCATCATTATGTATGTCGAATACAATAGAATCATATACATACAGAATTGGTACTATTCTCTTATTGCTTACAAACTTAATACATTTACCCAAACTATCGATTCCATGTTCAGTTTCAGCAGCTTGAATAATATAAGCAAATAATTTGTTTTTGTTTGGATCTAAAATGTGTTTGTCTGATATCTTTCTTTTATAGATGGGAGTAGTTATGTATCCTTTTTTCTGAAATGTTTCCCAGTACTTATTCTTTAAAGTCTCCACTTTAGCAAAATATGGTATATCACAATATTGTTGAGAAATCTGTCCATATAGATTAACCATAGTCAATTTCTTGGACTTAGCAATAATATCCGACGTAACTTCGTCTACATTAAAGTATTGTTTTCCAAGATGTTCATAAATAGTCTCTTCTTCGGGAACTTTATAATCAATCAAATTCGCCACGATGTATGGATGAAATCCAGTAAAATCAATCATCATTAAATGACCATTGGCTCCATATCTCGACACAAAACTATTACGTGAACCATCATCTTTCTTTAGAGCTACATAATTTATGTTATCATAAGCATTACTTGGCCTACCCGTTGGATTGTAAATGTTATAACTAGTATACACAAATCCATCATATGTACGAGCTTTAAAGTGCTGTTTAAATATATCCACATCAACTTTTAAACCATTCTTTTCAACTTCAAATAATGTATCTGTAATAATATCATTGAAAAACTTAAAACAGTAAGTATCTGTATCAGCTTCGTGTAGATCACATATTAATTCTACTTCATCATCAAAACATTCTTGATGACTTATGTACGGAACTATTAAGTTAAAATCATTAATGTTACGATGCGATCTATTCAAATAATCTTTGGTTGTGGAAGAACACTCGTCAATTGTTTCGTTATTTTTTATAAAACCAAATAAATTCACATCTATTAGTTTACAATTCAACCAGTATTTATATGTTTTTTTATTATTTACATATATCGTGTATTTCCTCGATTCTATTTCTTTCTTAAAATCTTCGAACGTCGAATCTGCAATCACATCTCCATGTGTGAAGTTATAGTAATGTTTACGTTGGGTTCCAAAATCATAAACAAATGCAGCGATAATCGAATTGTTCTTATTATGACAATTATTATCTTTAGTTATTAGTTTTAAATAGATTTTGGAACTGTACTTCACACTCTCACTTTACCCTATAATTGTATAGAGTCAAGATTAAAACCCACGCCAAAATTGTTTTGGGTTATTCAAAATAATATTAATATTTTTAATGTATAATTGAGCATCACGAATTCTAAAATTATTGTAGTTAACTACGCCTGTTTCTTGAAGTGTTTTACCAATATATGTGTTAAACTCTGGACCTGTTATTTTCCAATCTATCTTGGTTTTTATAAAATAACTAGTATTAGCTACATTATAGTCTTTGTAGTTCGTTTCTATAATATCAAAATAATTAATTCTAGCAACAAAGAATCTATCAATATAACCACGATCATAATCATTTTGCGTTATATTAGGAATATAGGTAGCAGGTTTTGCAAAATCAAAACTACCAAGTCCTACTATGTTTTTAACACTATTTGGAGTATCGTATATCATACAGTTACATATTCTAGTTTAGACGAACCAATACATCTAACCAATGCATTAACAGTGGTTTCCCATTTACCATTGCTTATTTCATGATCCACTTCCAATATTTGAAATATAACGTTTCCAGGCACATATGGCTTAGGAAGATTGCTTATTGCAAATACTTGTAAATTTCTAAATGAGAATATTCCATCAAACTTTATAGTTACAGTAAAGTTATCAGCAACGCCACTATATTTTGCACTATTGTTTTTAAAGTCATCATCATTCATCATTTGTGTTAATTTACATTTCATATCAGATGGTAAACACAAATACTTATGATTCTTTCTATTTCTGGTATCATCCGTTAATTCTGTAAATGCGTTTGAATCAGCCCCACTCTTCAATCCTCCAATATAAGTTCCTGATACTTGTTTTGTTGTAATACACAACACTCCGCTTTTTTCCTTTGGTCCATAAGATTGTAAATCAGCTATCGCATTATTGTCATTTTCTATTCCAGATGTAGTACCAGGTACCAATGTGTTAGCAGTAGCAATAGATCCACTTTGTTGTGATGCCATTAAACCAAGTTGAAATTTATCCATTCTATCAACAAACTTCATAAATGGTATATTGTTCAAATCATACAAAGCAGCGTTTAGTTGATCCACACTCTGAGCTTTACTTATTTTATCGGTTATATTGGTTTTTGAATTCTTCGAGTTTTGTCCGCCAAACATAACGTTTATAGCTTGTTCATTTGTTAAACTAACATCGAAATTTATGCTCTTTATAACGTTGTTTGTTCTACCCAACTCAAACATATACACTTCACGTAATATGTCAAAGTTAACCATATTTTTATCTACTATAGATAGTGTAGAATTGTCGTTTTGATCTTTTCCTTCCACAATATCAAATTTCCAAAAACCATCAGTTGCATCATTTATAGTATTTAGAATTGCGTTAATAAATTGTTTGTAATTTTTGGTTTCAGATGAATTTACAATATCAATAAACTTGGTTTTGCTAATATAAATGTTTTTTAAATACCCAAAATAATATTTTTTGTATGGAACTTTTGTAGGCTGTTTGAATTTGTTTGGTCGAATAACTTGCACATCTTCCGCAAATGGAAATGATGCTGATGCTTCTTTGTTAGAATTCACACTATGATAATATAAATAATTGATCACACTATCAATATTATCTCTATATCTACCACTTGTTTTAAACGTCTTTTTTGCAGCATTTGCAGCAAAGTACAAACTCTCTTCAATTTTTAAGTCTCTGTAAAATTCTGTAAGAGTTCCTTCATCAACAGCTTTCTTGTATTTTTGTTCAAGTTGATCATTACGAGGTACTGTAATATCTTGTTGTTGGTTTAAAAATGCATTTCCAGACGTTGTGTTATAAGCAAATGTCTCGCCAAAAATTTTCTCAGCAAATGCATCTTGTATTGTAGAAAAAGCAGCTGCATTTTCTCCTTTAAGATATCCGCTATTTGGATTACCTTTTTTATACGGAGATCCTCTGTTTATTTTTGGAGAAATTGGATTTGGTATCAATACATTTTTGTCACAAGATATCAAATTTGGATGTGCGCTTATGATTATATCACTAATATCTACCAAGAATTGTTTACTATTTGAATTTGCCATGAATAGATTTACCAATTCAAATACAAAGTCTAATTGCATCCAGACTTCTGTTGCACCATCTTTTGCATCAAAATCTGTTTTATCGTCAACAAATGATAACTGTGTGTATATTTGTGCATCTGGTTTTACAGATCCATAATTTATAACATCTGATTTTCCATCTGGTTTCTTTTTAGCTCTATAATATTCTTCTAATCTTCCAGCAAAAACTCTATCTTCAGGTTTACCACCATAAAATAAAGTAGAATTACTTCCTGCAAATTTTGTAGTAACAATAGCTTGTACATTTTGTTTGCTCTTAGCCAACTGTTCTTGATTCGCAAGTGCATCTTTTTCAATTTTGTTTTTTGGAATCATATTAATTTTATCGACTATATAATTCAAAAAGTTTGCTTGACTATTATTTACGTTTGGAGAAATAGTTTGACTTTCTCTCATTACATCATTTATAGAGGGCAAATAAGTACGTACAAATGTTCTTAAATCTAAAAATTCAATGTTGTTTTGATCATTTGCATTAGCTGAAGTTGTTGTTGCTATTTTAGCATTATTATCAGTTCTCATTCCAGCAAACATTCCTTGTCTGGATGTCATATCAACATTGCAATCATAAACAAATCCATCGGTTGTGGTAAATGAATACTTTGTTATAATTCCAGTTACACATCCATAATTACCATTGGATTTATTTGAACGATCCAAAGCAGTTTGTGGTTTATATACCAACTCCCAACACTCTTTTAAATTAGCAAGATTAACAAGTGATTTTTGATTAAAAAGATTCCAACCAAATTCAACGAAGAGATTAATTCCAGCTGTAAAAAAGAACGGAGTTAAATATTCAAGTTGTGCAATGCCATAACATTTAAACTTAATACTGGCATAAGTCAAAAGTTCTTTGCTTTGTTTTACACTAACACTTACTATTCCTGGCGGAGGAATTATAGGAGATATTTGACTATTCTGCGGAAAATTTCGTGTATTTTCCATCGTTTCGTAGTTCAATTGACTTCGATAAGTATTGTCTATATAATGAGGAGTAATTCCATCAGCTTCATATCCTATAATTGCAAATTTATCGGTAAGTGGTTTATTTTGACTATATCCGAATGCGTCAAAAAAACCATCGCCTCCTTTTAGAATAAAACCATTATAATCTTTTTCTACATATTTTTTGTTTAAATAAGCACTTCTCGGAACCATTCCATTTATAGACTTTCCGGTACCATTACTGAATACTCTGACCCATGGGGTCATTGGTCCTTTATAGTCTTTATAGTTTTGTTCAAAATTAAAAGTAGTGTTTATAAATGGAGTAGGAATGTTCATACCAATATTGTTGGTATTACTTCTTCTTCTTAATTCTCTTACAACTTCAGTTGGAATATTTTGTATTTCCCACCATAATGGAGTTGTATCTGTAATTTCTCCGTTTTTTGCCATAACATTAATTTAAGTTCTTCAATTGATTTAGTATACTAGCAACATTAGCAGGAATGCGTAACTGTCTACTAACTCCTACTGATAATTGATAACCAGGCAATTTATTTGCTTTAGCAATTATCCACCACAAATTTTCATCGCCGTAGTATTTCTTAGCTATACTATCTAAATAGTCAGTTTCACTTGCGGTAATGTAAAAATCATCATATGACTCAGGTATATCTGGATAATATGTAGTTTTATAAACGTTTTTACCATCCCATCTTTTTTCTACTGGAGTAAATTGATATCTCATGGGTTATTTGGTTGTTGTACTGTAACAGTTGGTTGTTGACCAGTTAGTTGTTGAGTAGCAGCAGAAAACGCTTCTAAATCTGTGTCGTATCTTATATTCGTTGAGAAATTGTAATCTCTATAAAGATCTACTCTGTTTCTATTAACAGTTCCGTAAAAGTCTCCCCCGTTAACAATCGCAACTGGAGCATTTCCCCAAGCAGATCTTCCTGCTTTTGGTCTGTCTTTTTCCATAACTGCCATTTGAATGCTAATATCTGCTGTTCTTGGAAATTGTGCAAATCTGCCAAGAGAACTATCTTTATCGCCTCTAGGGCTTAATAAATTATCGTTACTAGCCCACTTATATGCTCTATTGGATCCCCAACTCCACATATCGTTTGGAGAACTCATATTCTCAGGAATTGTCTCCCAAGAAGCATCGTCTGGTATATTGACATTGCAACTCTTAATAACAACAAAGTGATTTTTATAAAAATCTCCAAGCGTTAATTGTACCATCGGAGGAACCATAAAACCACCGGTCGCAGCTTCAGTGTAATTAGCTGGTTTTGTCAAACTAGTCAAATAGTTTATTCTTGACCACATAGGCATCAATTCTTTGACGCTGTGTGCATTTACTGTAAAGTTGAAACTTACTTCTCGGGTAAATCCTTTATAGTAATATAGTTTGTCTGGTCTACCTAAATATTCTATTGTTTCCCATTCAGCCGTATTACTATCTTGTATACCTTTCACAGTTGCGCTAAATGGTATGTATTTTTGATTGACAATATCATAGAAATAAAACTTAATAATATCAGGACCGAAACCTTTATAATCAGATCCATCTCCGTATTGCTTATCAAATTGAGCTTGATTTAATACATCCAATGAGTTTACATAATCAACGTTGTGGGTTGGTTGTATAAATCTATCTTTACCAGCTTTTCTTCCCAATCTTGTTGGAAAGTTCAGTTGATTTGCATCTGTGCTAAATTTATCAGTATATGTAGTCTTTACGTCTTTTAGATAATCCATACCAACAGCTACTGGTTGATCGTATTTAGCAAATTGTAATGGTCTTGCATTTTTTAAACCATTGAAATCAACATTATATAAATTGTTTGCAGGGTTACCAGCTATATTATCAACAACTTTATTTAAATTGGCAATAATTAAATCAGTTGGAGTCTTTGTTTGATCACTAAATGTATCTGGTAAAAGTTTTGAATTTTCAATCAACACTTTATAGTTTAATAACTGATCGCTTTGTTCTATAAACGTACCTGTGTCTCTGTCAGCTTTAACTACATCAGTGTATTTTAATCTAATCGTAGGTACCCCATCTACTTTAACCTCGCCTTTAAATCTATTAAGTGCTTGATCTTGAAAATCAGAACTTGGCACTGGATTTACGTTACTAGAATTGACACTTCCTTGAAATGTAACAACACCAACTGATTTTTGTTGTTCTTGATTTCCATATGTTTTTATATAAAAATCGTTTCTAAGCATCGAAGACGGATTGGTAGTTCCATGATAAAATCTTTGTTTTACCTTTAATCCAGTGAATTTTTGATTTGTTCCTATACCCAATGTTTTCTTCAATCCACTTAAAATGCCGCCACTTTTCGTTGGGGTAATACCAGAATCGTCAAACAACGCACCAGCATTTAGATACAAATCATATGTTTGTTCGTCTGCACGATAATTAGCTTTCCATGGTTGTTTGGGAGGTACAATACCACCCAATAAAGTATTATTTTGTAAGAAACTGCCTGCTGCTCCTAACAATTTTTTAAAGAATCCCCCTCCTCCAGCGGATACTAATTTACTATATCTAGGAGCGTTATAAGCATTTGTAGCAGTTTGACCTCTCAATAAATCTCTTACATCTGGTCTAGCTAGAGGGGCTACTACTCTATCCGAGTTATCTGCTCCTCCCAATAAAGATGTAAATGTTGAAACCCCAAATCCGCCACTGGCTCCACTAGCCACACTACTTCTTGGGGGAGATGGTACAGCTGGTCCGCCTCCACCAAATAAACCACCAACTGTTCTAGCTATAGAACCCAATCCACTTCCGCCTAATAATCCACCAACTATGTTACTTGTATCTAAGTGTCTGGTTGGTCTATCAACCAATCCAAATGATGCAAGTCTAAGTGCAGCTATAATTGGAGAAGCTGGATTGTATACTTTGGTTTCATCAAATGGTTGAAATCCTTGTAATACAAGTTGTTTTAATATAAAACGAGTACCAGCAGAGCTTCCTAGAAATTTTCTTACTCTTGTACCATCTTGCCTTGATGCTTGAAATACTGTAGTAACTTTGTTTCGTTGGCCTTCTTCAATGTTTTTGTATATAAACATTTGACTAGCCATTGGACCTTTTAGATATAGATCTTGTGGTTTATTTTGATTATATAATACAGTACTGTTTCCCGCCGTGGTAAATAATCTTTCGATTTTACCAGGAGATCTGATATTGATAAAGTCTTGGGTTGGAACTGGTAGTCTTAATCCAGCTCCCTGAATATTATCATATGTGGTAATTTGCGTACCAGCATTACCGTATCCTTCAGCGTATGTATTACTATTTGCCATTGATTATAAATAGTATCAAGCTCTAGTTGTTGCTTGTCCAAATCCACCAGATTTTAACATTGTTGTAGATAAAGCAGCATTAACTCTTTGACCGTCAAGATTTACAGCAATACCACCATTTGCCATTAATGATGTTAATAATTCAATTTTTTGCGCAACTACCACAAGTCCTTCTTTTAGTTCATTCGTTTGTTTTTCTTTAGATTCAGCTGACTTTGATAAACTTTCCGCTCCCTTTAGATTCATATCCAAACTTGGTAAATCCATGGCCGATAAGTCTTTCAAAGAATTTACAGCAAATGACAAACCATCTGCAGATTGACTCAATAATGTTAATTGTGAAACCATATTAGTAAGTTGACTTATTGGAAAATTTATAAGATTTTCACCCAAAGACTTTATTGAGGTCGATAAAGATGTCACCCCAGCAGCTGCAGCTGTTAATTTTACAAATCCAATATTTGATATTGTTACCAAACTTGTAGCTACACTTGTTATAACAGACGGCAATGATTGAAATACCGATAACATGGTATCAAATGCCTTTATAATTACTCCACCCACGATACTTGCCAGTGTACTTAATGTTTTGCCTATAGATTCTAACGCTGGACCTGCCATTTTCATAGCAAATCCCATCTCCATTGCAGCAATTCCTAATACTACTAATGCACCAGCAAACAAATATACACCTACAATTTGTGGGCCAGTCAACAATGCGCCGGCAATAGCTAGTGAAGCTCCTAATATTACTAAAGCTGCTGAAAATGCAAGTATTTGGCCAACGCTGGTGTTTCCTAGTAAACTAAAGGCATATGCCATTCCGATAACAGACACGGTTAAAATTCCCATTATTAATGCTAGTTTTCCAATTGCACTCATAGGAAATCCAGCCAATGCCTTTCCGAATGTACTAATGCCGCGCGAAGCGTTACTCAAACCGTTTCCAACTCCGGTGCCAACGGATGCAGCCGCATTTCCTACACCGGAAGAAAGAACATTTAATGCGGCCGAAGCTCCTTTCTGTAATAAGAAAAACGCACCAATCATTACAGTAACACTTCCCATAATAATATACGCTAATTTTTCAGTATCATTACCCGCGCTTGTAATAGATCCAATAAATCTTAATACAGATAATTCTATTTTTGTTATAGAATCTGCAATTGGTTTCAGTATACGACCAAAATTATAGAATATTTCAGCTCTAGCTTGTTCTATTTGTTTAACCTGAGTTTCTGCAATCTTCGTTTTTAAAATCAAAGCAAGCTCTTCTTTTCTTTGTTCAGATGCTGACTTTTGTATTTTAGCGAGATCTTCTTCCGCTTTTAGTCTTTCTTTTGCCAATTCTGGAAATTCACGTTCGGCTTCTAAAAGACTCTTTTTCTGTGTTTGAATTTTTTGCAACTCTGAAAAGTCTTTGCCTGTTGCTTCTGCTAAAGTTTTACGTTGAAAATAATTTAATTTATCTAAATCACCGACTCTTTCTAATTCTTTTTGTAATGCCTTTTCTGCTTCTACAACTTTACCAGCAAAAAAGAGTCTACGAGATTCATTAAAATTAATATTTTGACCCAATAAAGCACTTAACTTTAATTCAGAACCAATTGACGATTCAAAATTCAAAAGACTTTCAGCGGATTTAGCAGCATTATCTAAACTAGATCCTATCTTTCTGAGTTCGGCTGCCTGTTTAATAAGTTCGGTTGTATTTCCTTTAAAAATTAAACGCACACCCGTCGATGCACTCGCAACATCTTTTATTAACTTACCAAGAGGAACTCCCGCCGCTTTTGCTGCCAAGTTAGCAATTCCTTCCATATTTTTTTGTGACTGAAGACTAGTGCCTCCGATTTCAGCCATTGTTTCATAAAATTTGGCAGACTCATCCGCAGATAAACCAGTTGCCCGAGATATTGCAGCTGCGCCGTCTGCAATTTTTATCAACGCGTCTGAAGCGATTGCGTCGTAATTTTTACGTATAGCAGTAACAGTTGATAAAATTTCTTGATTAGATAATTTATTTGAATCAATTGATTTATTAAGAGTTTGTACGGCTTTGTATTGATTGTGTATTTCGTCCTTTGATGTGCCTTGTAATTTAGCGTTTTCGCTTAATAATACATCATATCGATCATAATATTTCAATAAAATTTTAATACCATCAATTGTTAATTTTATCAATTGAGACTGTATGTGTTTGCTGTCTTCAATGGATTTTTCTTTTGCTAATTGATCTTTTGCACCTTTTAGTTTTAAAGAATTGCTATCAAGAACACCTGGTCTCACCTTCTTTTCTAGCTTAGTTATTTCAACTTGTAAAGCTATTTGTCTTTTCTGTGATTCTTCAATACTTTTATTTATATTAATAATAGGATTAAATGCATTTTTAATCTTCTTACCTACATCATCCCAAGTCTCCACATACGCCCGTGTACTTCCACGTAATTTTTCTAGAGACTTGATAGCGTCACTTATGCTATTATCTACGTTATTTGGATTTGCTGCCATATATTATATAAATATACGGTTTATTTAAAACTTGGCTTATCTATTTTGTTAGAACGTTGAGGAGACTGACTTGATTTTTTTGCAGCATCATTTTCTTTGGTCTTAACGTCGATAAGTTTTTTGTAATAAAAGTTTCTTAAATAGATAGGCAAAGAGTAAACTATGATAGGCGAAAACGCGCCGTTTCCATAATAACACATATCAAAGATTATTTCTTGCAATTGGAGTCTATACTCCGGTGTCAGGCCAAAAAAATTGGGCCGTAATTGGTACGGCTACCCTTTCTTCATGTGTACATTGTTCACATACAAAGTTAAAACTACTGTCTATATCCGGGGTAACCGACTTAATATGTTGTCTTAAAGCTAGGCTGTCTTTTGCAAATAAATTCTCAATCAAAGCTTTAAGCTTACCTCTGTCTCGTTCACCGTTAATGCTGGTAATCATATATCTAAGTCTACTGGTAACTTCACTAGAAGAATCTTTTTTTATCTTAGATAGAGCTAGATTGTCTCGTTCAATCGATTTTTCATCAGCAGAAGTTAATGGTTTAAATGTAACCACGAACTTGCTTGTAGGTAGTGTATACGTAAATTCATTGTTACCATCTACGGTTAGTTCAGATTCTGTCGATTTGTTCTGAATTTGCGCAAGATCTACATTTACTTTATTTTTAGTTGTACATTTAGGACATTGAATGTCAAGGGGACCGTAGTTATCCCCATACGCCAAACGTCGTGCAGCAAATATTAATGCATTTTTATCCCCTGATAATAATGTATCCAAGTTAATTGACTTGTCCACTATAAGTGACTCAAGAAGTTTATCAACTGCTAATCCTTTTTTTAACAAATTTGGACTAGTAAGAATATCTTCTTCTTTTGCAGTCATAAATTTCATCTCAACTACACCTTTTGATAAAGGGTTGGACGTATCATAAAACTTTCCTTGACTAGGCAAATCGATTATTTCAGTAGGATAAGTTTGTTGTGTACTAAACTCTTTGGATGAAGTACTTCGTGTAATTATAATTTCGTCACTCATAACGTTATAACAATATATAGAACTTTATATAACTTTTTAGTAATTATATTTAACTTGATTGCATTTGATGTTTAGCTGCTTGGGACATCATATTAGCACGTTTTACCATATCTTTAGCTTTTTTTACTGAATCATCCGATTTCTTTTTATCTTCATCAGATACAGCAGCATCTTGTTGAGCTTCAGCTGAATCTAACTTTTCATTAGCATCATCTTCTTCAGCCTGTCTTTGTTTGTATAAAGCCATATCAGCCAACTTCTTCATGTTTTTGACTTTGGACTCATCCTCTTTCATCATACCCACAATCAATTTCTTTAATATACTCTTTTGCTTTTCTGTTAAACTTCCACTGGATGCTAATTTGTTATTCATAATGTTATATACACCGTCGTCATACTTACCAAACAAATCCGCAATAAAAGACTTTCTTTGTTGAGGATTTAATTTAGCATATTGAGATCTTAATTCGCTAGCACTTCTAGCTGGTTTACCCAATACGGTAAAATCTGTTGTTGGTACAGTGTCAATATATCCGTGATTTATAGCTGGTTGTAACTTGGTTAAATTCTTAGGAATTGGCTGTAAATAAGATGGAGAACCATCTTTTTTAGTGAATTTGCTAAATCTCGGATCTTCTGCCATATCTTTTTCACTAACCGCAAATATAATACTATCTCTGTTGATGTCAATTGGAATTTGATTAACTAAACTTTGTAGGTTATAATTGTTTTTTACTTTAATTATTTTATTTATAGGTACCCCAGTTAAAGTCATCATTTTGACTTTTTCATCAAAACTAAATGGAGACTTAGGTAACTCAACTACATCTGTTGTTGTTATATAAACGTCATTGCCACCGTACTTGCTGCTTAGATAATTATACACACCTTTGTGACCTTTATGCCAGGGATGAAATCTGCCTGGGTATATTACAAATATTTTCTTGCCTAGATCCATATACTAATAAATATATCAAAAGTTTAAACTGGGATGTAATTTGTTGTGACACGATTTACAAAGCGTAACTCCCGACACGTTGTTTTTAAGATGATAATCTAATATTTTATCAGTTATTCTTTTTTTTACATCATAATTATCTAGATTTTCATAATCATCTATTGTCATTACTTTTTTTATTATATCACTATATCTCTCACCATTATGATGTACATGTAAATCTTTATTGTGACCACATTCAACACACTTAAATTGATCTCTTGTTAAGATAGGATATTTCCACTGTTCATATAACCTTTTATCATTTCTAGCCACAATTTGCACAGACGATACGCCTCCTTTCCATTGTGAAGATTGCTCTTTGTACAAAGTAGGTAAATCACCGTCTCTCCTTTGTTTTTTCATAAATTCACTTCTTCTTTTTAATTCATCTTTATTATTTAATATTGTATTTTTTGTTTTATTTGCTAAGTTTTTAACTCTATCATCCGTTTCTTTGCTTAAGCCGTAACACCATCCATGTCTTTCTCCCGACGCGTATTGTTTTCTACGAGTTTCAGCGGATTTTATTTGTGCATCTTTATTGTGTCCCCACGGATTATTTGTTGCCAATCGTAGAATCAATCCATGATTCCCTTTATATTTTCTATACCCAGTATTTTTCCACTCTAATTCTTCACCACACCCACATTTACATTTTGGAATCTCATCCGATTTTAGTATGTACTGATGGTAATATTTTTGATAGGTTAATCCGTATTGTTTTTTTAAATATCTAGCAAATACCCCGCCGTTTTTAAACTCTTTTCCATCTATTTCACATATGATCATAAAAAATCTCCTACTAAATAAATAGTAAGAGATTTTAAGAACACTTCGTTTTGATTATAGTATTTTCAGAATAGTATAATCAGAGTACAATGTCAATATTGTAAGATTGCGTAGTCCATCTGTACAGTCAAGCTAATTGTCAACGCTTCACCATCATTGCTCCAATCCATGTCGCCAAAGCTAGCTTCAGTGATAAAGCATCCACGTAGACTCCATTCTTCGACTTTATCGCCTACTGGACCAAGAACATTAACGGTAAGATCTTTCTTATAGAAATCTTGATAACCATCACGCCCAGTTACAGATTCGTGATGCAAACGTACCCATTCCATTACGGCTTGAGCACCACTTGGTACGATTGGATCGTAAAGTTCCATAGTGATGGCTTGCCAAACACTCTTTCCTTTGTAGAATGTCTTGATGTTGATATGATCCAATTCTTTAGATGCTTGACTTAGTTTTGGTCTATCAGTCTTCTTGATGATAAAAGATGGAATGCCGTCAACGTACAAAATAAACCTATTTTTAACTTTTGGTTCAAATGCTGTTGCGAATATTTCGTTAGGATTTAGTAGTTCTGCCATATTTTTACCTTGTTATGTTATAGATATAAATATTGTACAATTTGATTTTATACAAAGTTTTTTATATTTTAGATAATTCTTTGTCAGTTAATTGTGTAACTGTATCTCTTAATTTGTTTATATACCCAGTTGATCTTAAAAGTTTAAACACTAAGTTCTCGGTACTATATTCCCCACTTTTATCCAAACCAGTCTGGCGCATATCATATAAACGCTTAATTAGCTTTTTGATTTTATCTATATCTTGATCTTGTATAGCTTTATCTATTGATTGTACCAACTGTTTGTACTTCTTTTTGATAGCATCTTTATCGATCTGTATATCTTCATGTTTTGGCTTTTTTACCCAAGAGTTTTTCATCAAACTATATACAGCTTGACTTTTATTAATCTCTTTTTTATCTTGAATATAAACCTCAACAGGATGATTTCCTATCTTAATATCATGTGATTGATTCCACTTGTTTTTCAATCCGTCAACATAATTTTTAACCAATTCTTCGTCATCGCCTATTTTATCAAAATTCACCACCAAGTGTAAATCTATATCACTGGTGGGAGTCCAATTATATCCAGCAGTACTACCAAGAAAATATATATCTTCTAACGGAACTGTCAGTTCAGTGTCTTTATAGAAAGTATTTGCGATATCCAAAAGCGCGTTTAACACTTCAGTCTTAACATTGTCTTCAGTTGCCCAAATTGCTGGGTTAAGTATACTATTATAAATTCTATGACTTTCCTTGATACCCATCAGTTCTTTTAGTTGATTTATAGTTTTAATACTATCAGTATGAAGAATCGCTTTACCGCCTGCATTTATAAAATCATTCACTACATCTTCACGGTCATCAATCAAAATACTATTGTTATTTGCAAATTTACTTTTATCTTTTCTATTAGATACCAAATTTGCTGGCCAAGTTATATTTTTATTTTTAAGCCATTGTTGTTTGCCAGCTTTTGATTTAGCATCAGGCGCATGACTTAATATTTCTACTTGGGGAAAACTTTGTACAAAATTATAAAGTAACTTACCATCTTTCATCCATGGCATACTAGCATAATAGTCAGGACTATTTTTATTTACTAACTTATAACTATTCTTTTTGCCATATAAACTATCATAAGTACTTACAGGTACACCACCACTATAGCGCTTAAATTGAGCTTCCCAATCACTAAGCACTCCATCCATATCCACATATATTTTGTAATTATTACTAATCATTTATAATAAATATAAGCATTATTAGCACTTTAATTAATAACTTTATATAAGCATTTATATAAAATAATCATTTAAGTACCACAAGCGCTTAATATGCTTATACTTTGTATAATACAGGATGTCAAGTTATAATAATAAATTTACTTAAAAAGATTTGTTAAAGATTCCTCATTTACAGTAGCAATAACTTTCGAATGAACTCTTCTATTCAATTCAGTTCTTATTAAGTTTAAGCTATTTTCATAGTTTTTTATAGCTTCATGGTGATCAAAAGCAATAGCTTTAAGCTCCAAATCACTAAACTCAAACAACGGTTTTGTAGATATTATATTTTGTTCCATAACATTTATACATATTGATTCAATATTGTCGATAAATTTTTTATAAATAATTCTTTGGTATATTTGTTAGCTAATACCGCAGCTTTTTTTCCTTTACTAATAACCTCTTGTCTGTTAGTATAACAATATATCATTTTATCAATCATATCAATTTCACTAAACTCGGCCCATTTAGCTCCATGTTTGCCCCAACAACCGGTACTATAAACCTCGTTGTATTTTATCTCGAAACCAATTTCATTATTAACAAACTCTTTCAGTCCTCCATAACTTGTGTATATAATAGGCCTACCACAACATAAACTCTCTTGTTGCATCATTCCCCATCCCTCACATGTTGTTCCACTTACATACACATCTAAACTATGATACCAATCCCGCAATTCTTCTTTAGTATATTTTACACTTATATACTTAATTCGTGAATCCAATACCTTTTCAGGTACAGATGTACATGTTTTTATTTGCAACTCTACATTTTTTACGCCGTTAAAAGCTTTTAGAAAACACATGACAACTTTGTTTAAATTCTTACGTGGATCTTCATTTGATATACCAAACACAAATTTATCTCTCGTAAAACGATCTTTGTAAACGTAGTTTTCAGTATCACAAAACAAAGGCACTACATCGATCTTTGTGTTCAATCCTTGATCAATAAAATTATTTCGATTGTAACTATTTGGGACAATTATATGACTAAATCTACTTAATATTTCAATCACAAGATCATTAACTCTAGTACTCTCCCACATAGTCAATAAAATACGAGGTCTATCAAAACTCAGATGAGTCAAAACATTTTCAATAGAAATGTCATTGGACATACAAAGAACCGACAAATCTAACAAACTTGGATTAAATGTATGTGTCTTATCGAAAAATTCAATATATCTATCAGAAATGCCACTATATGTTCGTGGTATAACATTGTAACCAACATTCGGAAGATCTGTTAACAACGTATACAACAGTTCGCCATAACCAGAAACTGAATTATACTTAGAACTTAAAGTTATATTTTTCAATTCGGTATATAATAACTTCCTATAACATCCTGTGAGTTCATTAATTTATTAGCGGATGATGCCATCGATCCACTTAATAAATAAAAAGCTGTGTCAACACATTCTTCATTTGTTTTTCCAACAAATTGTGAGCCAGATACCGATGATGTCAAAATAACTTCGTGATATATCGACATAGATTCGTCGTCTTCACGAATAACATTAAACCCAACAATTTTAGCTGGTTCACCTTGATATCTGTGGTCTGCGTATCTAATAATTTTAAATTTAATTCCATTCATGTGTTATTCCATAATCTTAAATAATAAGTACCAGGTGAAACAGCTGTCGCTGGTCCAACATTGTTACCAATTTTTATACCAAGATATCCTTTAAAAACTGATTTTGTAGCAGTACTGATCGATCCATCGCCTAAACAATTGGTAACTTCTAAAAATGGTTTAGTTACTGCAGCCGCATTTACAAGTAATTTTCCATCTGTCGCAGCAGTACCAGCGGCCGCGCCTATTCCCAAAGTGCTATTTGTAGTACTATTTGTGACCGCAGCAATTGTCGCTGTCAAATTAGTACAATTTAATGTTGAACCTGAAATTGTAGTTGTACCAGATGCAACCGTAGCTGAAGTAGATGTAATTTTTGTAAGAGTCGAATCGGTTGAAAAAGGCGTTGTTACAACCGAAGCCGGATTTGTTAAAAAATTTAAAGTATTATTAACCAATTGTACAACCGGACCTGAACCAATCCAAGCAGTTCCATTATAATAATTATTTAGTCCAATATGGGTATACGGACCCCCAGAACTTACATATGCTTGTCCTAATTTAACAAATGTATTTGATTGAACGTCAAGTGAAGATGTAACTTTTGTTGCTTGTAAAGTAGCCATACGTCAATAAATATATTATAATCCCAATTTATTATTAATTATATCAATTTGATTTTGTTGTTTATCAACAATAGTAACCAACTCTTTAATACCCTGAACCAATACAGCCGTTAATTTAGTATAATTAATACCATCAATCTTACCATCTGAATTATAACTGACAAATTCAGGATATATCTTCAACATCTCTTCAGCTATAAATCCAATAGACTCATCTCCAGTATTTTTATATTTAAAATATACAGGTGTCAATTGCATCAATTTAGACAAATGAGGAGGTACTAACGGTCTAATATCAGTCTTAGATTCTTTCGTAGAAGTTTCAGTTAATGTAGTAGCACTCACAGTACCAGCTACAGTTAAAGTTCCAGTAGGTGTAGTGTTTGTTACAGTAAGAAAAGCAACACTGTCAACTAACGTAGCACTGGTGTTTTTAATCAACTTCAAAGGACTGTCGGTAAAGTTACCAACAACTCCGGTTCCACTTGTTCCGGATATACCAGCCGTGCCATTAGGCGTGCTTAATCCACTGGTACCTGTAGTACCACTACTTCCACTTGTTCCGGTGGTACCACTACTTCCAGATCCACCACTTGTACCACTACTACCACTTGTACCACTACTACCACTTGTACCACTACTACCACTTGGTTGTGAACCACCAGAAGTCGTAGTTGCACCACTTGTACCACTGCTTCCGCTTGTACCGCTTGATTTATTTGTGCTGCTTGTACCGCTTGTACCGCTACTTCCGCTTGTACCACTACTACCACTTGTACCACTACTACCACTTGTTTGTGAAGCTCCATCTGTTGTGGTCACACCGCTTGTACCGGTGCTTCCGCTTGTACCGCTTGATCTAGATGCTGTAGTTGCACCGGTTGTGCCGCTGCTACCAGAAGTTCCACTGGTACCGCTCGATCCGCTACTTCCACTTGTACCACTTGATCCGTCGGTTGTGGTCACACCGCTTGTACCACTGCTTCCGCTTGTACCGCTCGATCTAGATGCTGTAGTTGCACCGGTTGTACCGCTGCTACCGGCAGTTCCACTAGTACCGCTCGATCCGCTACTTCCACTTGTACCACTTGATCCGTCGGTT